GGGCTCGGAGATGTGTATAAGAGACAGATCATTATCTATAATCTCATTATTTTTTCTAGTTTTTATTAACATCTCAGAAGCTGATTTAATCTCATCTGCAGATTGCTGTAAAAAGTTGTTTATATTTTCATAGTCTGACACCAAACCCTATGTAATGTTTTGAATCTGCCATTCCATAGTTTTTTTCATCTGCTGTTCTACAATAGGATCTGAATGTTTAAATGTCTTTAGACGTGAAGTTAATGATTCGTTAATAGTTTGTGCTAAGTTATGTGTAATTTTATCAAATTCGTTCTTAGCTATTTCGTCACTGTTAAGAATCTACTCCATCATACGGACAGCGCTTTCTTCCCTGAATATCAAATCAGAATTAGTGTCTATAAACTCCTGTTCTGTAATATGATTGCGTATGTTAAAAGATACTAAGTCTACTAAGTCATCATACATCTGTTTAGCATCAGATTCTCGCCACCCTAAATACTCAAGTAATAATTTAACAAATTCTTTTATCTTATTAAAGAAACTAAGATTATTAATGTCTTCAGTACGCCTCTGAATAAGATTAAAGAAATCACGATTAGTTAAAAGCTCAGCCGCAAATTCATCAATATCATTTAAACCATAGAATTCATCGTGGAATTTTCCTTCATCGTCTTTTTTATCTTTAAATAATTCAGAATACTCTTTTTGTAGCTGAACCAGTTTATCGTATATTTTCTTTTCCTGCGCTGTGTAACTACCACTTTTTACTCTCAATAGAGTTCTGGTAGTATAGGCGTGAACTATTTCATGCAGTATAGATTCTGCATTGAATTCCATAGAATTAATACCAAATTTATCTGTATTAATTGTTATGGTGTGATTCTTAGCATCGTAAAACATATATTTACCTTCTAAGCCCAACTTAACAAATGTAACAGGTATATCAGTATTCTTAAACAAATTTAACAATCTTCTAGCTGGACTGTCTTGAGACACATAAGGAATTATTCTCTCTACTAACTCACTAGAAGTTGCAGAACCCTAACCAGTATTAGTTACAAAAAATGTTGCAAATTCTTCTGCAGGGTGATATTCGTAACTAAACGTAGTACTATCGTCATATGATAATACCTACTCTATATTTGGTTCCTAATTTTCATCTAATTGAGTGCTTAGATTAGACGCCTTAAAGCCGTCTGAGAAGACTTTAGACTTAGCTTCAATAGCTTGTTCACGATTACCATTATAATGACTTAAAAGGTCTGAAAACAGCTTAGAAGGCTCCCCATTGGGAGCCTGATCTATAGCATAACCATTGTTCTCAGATATTATGTAATATGCAGCGTCTTCACTACCTAATACAGTAGTGAGCTCATCTACAGCTGCTTTTACTTCCGGATTATCTAAAATTAAACACTGCATAATTACTTACATTCTTTTTTACGTTTCTTACCATTTTTCTTTAAGTTACTAATAGTACCTTCGTCTATCTGAGTTATATCATCAATAGGAGTTTCTACACTATCTATAATTTCAGTTATCAATTCAGTAACATCTACAGCTTCTGGTTCAGGAGTTAAATCTTCAAACTCTATACCACTATCTGATTCCATTCCATCTAAATCTGACAGTAATGTATCATCTATGTGATTTATGTTATCTATTTCAGATGGATCTGTAGTACTGTCTACGAATTCTTCTGGAGTAATAGTCTCCTGAGCTTGTATTTCAGTTTCTTGAGTGCTACTATCCTGAATACTCTGTTCTGTGTAATTATCTGCTTGATCTAACTCTATAGACGCATTATGTTCTATACTATCGTAGTTAGAGTAATCTACAGAATGATAACTACCATCTTTTACGAATACAACCGAGTCCTTACCATTCAATAGTTTAGCTCTTTTATCTGCTAGCTCATATGCACCGTTCACTTGATCTAACATTTTATCGGTAAAATTATTAGTATCAAATGCAGAAGGTTGATTACCATCTTTATATAACTCGTATATTGAGTTAGAACCGGCATCAAACCCTAACTTAGGTACTACGGTATATATTCTCTCTATAGTTTTACCAGTATCAAGATTTACTATATCACCTATTCTTTGGTATACGTCAATATTATTGCCTGTACCTACTATTTTAAAGAATTTATAGTTTCTAGATATGTCATAATCTCCTTTCACACTTATAACAGTGTTAACGTTTACTCTAGTTTTACTAGTAGCTGATGCTAAATTAACTACATTAGATACTCGTTCTCCACCTTCATCATCACGTCTAACTCTTCTAACAAATACAGGTACTATGTCATTATCTCTCCAATAGTTTCTTACAAGATTCAAATATATAGAGTCTACCCAATCTGACGTATTATTACTATTTACTACAGATGTATCTCCATAATTTAATTTGTTAATAGCGTCAGCAATAGATGATACATAACCTAATTTTCTCTTATATGACATAGGTACTAAATTAAAGAATGAATTAGGAGTTCTGTTATCGTAGCTAGTTAAAAATGAATATTTAACTAAAGTTTCGGCAAATTCTCTGATAGTATTATCTTCACTAGTAAGTAAGTCATAAAACGCGGATCTAAGTCTATCTTCATAATACCTAGAGTTATTCATAGTAGATGTAGACGTATTTATATAACTTATATTCCTTTTATTGTTAGAGGTTACCGCTTGTAAATAGTTAAGTAGTTCGTTTGTAATATTTCCAGATTCATCTACAAAAGTTATTAGATTAACATTATCCTTATTAACTCTAATATAATTTTTTATACTATTTAATCTACGAGCAATGCTATCTTTTCCAAACAGAATACTGTTTATATCACTATCAGTTAACATAAGATCAGTATTGTTGGCTGTTACTTTAGCTCTAATTATACTTTCTACTTTATTAGAAAGAGCTCCAACATATTCCTTATTACTAGTAGCTTTATATTTAAATAATATAGATTTACCATTATTAGTAGGAGTATAGTTTCCACCTCTTATTTGCTGTAATATAGAAGTAAGTATTTCTTTATAACCATTCGTAGCTGCAAACACTTGTGATCTCAATATACTATTTGATAAATCCATAGCATATATTAACTTCTTATGTAAGAACGTATTTCCAAAGTAAACGTCTAGTCCATTTGTATCTACTGTATCAGTAAAGAATTTTTCTTTATTATCCTCTATAAATGTAGTATAAGAATTATAAAAGTTCTATAATTGAGATAAGTTATTACCATACTTCTTAGTATCTATCTAAGATCTTTGAACTAAATCTGCCATAGTTTGAGCATCAGAAGCTAAATCTTGATATGCTTTAACAACTAATAGTTGTTGAACTATATCTTGAGGAGTGATATCATTGCTTCTAAAAGATTCTAAACTACTAGCAAGCTTAGATTGATTAAACGCATCAATACTTCCATTCTACACTAGCTACTCAATCTGCTTTTTATAAGTATCTGATAAAGGGAATCTATTTAGCATATCCCAATATTTCTATTTTATATCAGAGAATATCTAGTTATCGTACTACTTACTAACTCCGATTACTCCTTCATTCATAATCTTTCTGTTAGCGTACTCTTTTAACGCTGGCTGCGCTAAGAATAAGAATGTATTTCTACCTTTACCTGTTCTAAGTAAGAAACTAGCCATGTTATAAGTAACTTTATTAACATTCAACACGATTATATAAGGATCTTTAGCAACGTCTACGTGAGCGTTAATCATGGCAGATAACCAATCAAGTATCTTATAACCATCCTATCCAGTTATTTCATCAAATTGATTTAAATTGTATTTACTAGCTCCTTCAGAGAATTTCATTCTAAGATGAGTGGCCTAAGTAAGGCAATGATTAGTAGAATTTAAAGCAAAAGGAGCAATACCGGCTTTACCAGACGTGTATTCTGTTTTTCTAGATTCCTAGAACGAAGGCATAAGTTCGTACATAGGTTCAGCTTCTTTCAGTTCTGTAGTCTATACTAATGGTAATATTTCTTTTTTAAGGATACCAGTAAGAGTATCAATAGAAGCTCTAGTTTCTGCTAGCGTCTTCTTATCTGAGATTACTAAAGTATAACTATCTAATAACTTATTAATTAATGCGCCTTCTGTTTGTTCTACATATGATTTAGCGTTGTTATTCCAAGTATATCTTTCATTAGTTTCAGGATCATACGCATAAGTAGCTATGTACAATTTATCAATATCGAAGTCAGATCCAGTCATAGCTGTAAACTCATCAGGTACTACTATAGTATCTCCAGTTTGAGCAGGTAATACGTCTGCTACTATAAATGAGAATGTTGATGACAAACCCTGAGTAGGGATACGATATCCAATACCATAAGGTTTGGCATTACTACCTATTACATTATGTTTTATCAGCCAATCTCTCATAGTAGTATAATCGGTCTAATATTCCTGAGGAACTACGTCTCTGAAGAAATTAGTACTTAACATAACCTCCATACTGCCTTTATCAGGATCAAAACTAAGCTTGTTTCCGTCATTAAAAGCACGATACTTAAATTCTTTTTTAGTATTAAAGTCGATATTAAGAGAAGAAAAAAGGTCTAGTATTTCTGTAAACTATTTATCTGAAAGATAATGTTTCAACTGTTGTTCTCCATATTTAATAATATCTTCAATAGTATTGATACCTTTTGCTTTTAATAGTTTATTAGTTCTAACCGAAAGCTATAGATCATCTATATTCTAGTTCAATAAAGAAATATTAGAGTAACTATCAACATTTTTACCTTTAAAACCAAATGATGCCATTTGAATAGCAGAACCTCCTGGAGTATTAACGTCAATAACTTCTTTATTTATGAGAGATATTATTTTGCTCTCAATCCAATTACGAGTACTTAATGATGCAATAGGAGCTCTGAAATTACCTTTCTTATCTAATGCAAGTGCTTCTGTAATTTCTGCAGACATATTAGTACCTTTAGCTTCCTATATAAGATAGTTTGATAACGCTTTATTGTTTATTCTACCATTCTTATCAAAGAATCTACCGGCTACTCCGTTACTGCCTTTGAGTTTCATGTAACCTTTGGTAGACAAAGCTTTTATACAACCAAATACATCCTTTTTAATCCTAGCTCCAGATACATTTTGACCTTTATTATGACCATAATGGCGATCGTCTACTACATTACCAATACATATCTTTACTGCCTATGTACCAAATGATCTATCAGTATGTTCATGTGGCTCAGTATTTAACTGTAACCTAAGTTGTTTTATATCTTGTACTTTAGTAGTAAGACCTCCATTAAGTCTTTCTACTACAGTATCCTAATTTATAACAGTTGTAGAGGGAGAATTAATAGCTTCTGTGTTGAGCTACGTATTTCTGTTATCTTTATATACTTTAAGTTTATCCCTAGTAGATCCTACTTTAGTTGAAGATTCAAACTTCAACATGTCGATAGTACCTAATTGTTCATTATTCATTCTATCATACAGATATTTATTATCTGCATTAGCTAATATTTTGAACATAGGGAACAATGCCATTTTATCAAATACTGGTACGTTTATATTTGATACCTCATCAAAATGATCACCAAAGTACATCATTTTTAGTGGTTTGATAGAAGCTCTTAACGCTTTTGCATATAATTCAGGATTACCAAGTACATTCTAGTTGCTTTCAAGTATATTATAAGCTTCTTCTATTTCTGGAGACCATTCTCCTAAAGCCTACATGATACGCTTATAAAACGCAGGCCGGATGTATACAGCAGCATCTGCTTGATTGATATTACCAGAATTGTTTTCATCATCATAGGCATATGGATCTGCTGATTTCACAGCTTGTTTTTCAATAAACTTGACATCCTCAACACTTAATTTAGTACGATCTTGCATAGTATTATCAAAATGCTTATCGTCTGTAAGTTTAAATAACTCATCATCTGTCAAACTTGGGTTATTTTTCTTAAGCATTGTTCTAGCTAAATCAGCTTTAAATATTTGCTCGAGTCTACTATGATATTCAGAACCTATCATATTATCCTACAATATAGCACTAGTATATTTAGTACTATTTCTAGGATCATTATCTCCCCAATGTGTTCTAAGATTGATACCAGTAGATAGTACAGAGGATAAACGTTTGATCTTATCAACGTCCCTTTGAAATATTCCTACAATTTTATCAGATTTCCATTTGTAAAATGCAGGATCTCCAACGAAACATTTCTCTATTTCCTCTATAGATATAGCATAACCGGTTACATAATTAGCTATTATACTATAGATAATATCATTTTGAGTAATAGCGTTAAAATCCTCTGGTATATGTGATACTAAGGTCTCATAGAATGCAAATGGGTTAGCGTTTTCCTAATCTTCTAATACAGAAGTAGAAGGTAAATTACCATACTATAAATTGCCTTTTTTATCTCTAGATATTACTCCTAATTTTATAGCCTGTTCTATCTCTTTATCTACTTTATCTATAAGCAGAGTATTCATAGAATCTCTAAGCAAGGCTCTATCTTCTATTAGTTCTGTTCTAATACGGTTCAGAGCTTGAGTTATTAACTCAGGATTTCCTGATTTCTCTGCATCATCTAACATACGATTAAGACTAACTGTAGCTCCATTTATAGGTAACTAGTTAAAATAACGGAATCTGCCGCCGTTGCCACCAGGAGCCATCTTTCCATCTTTACCTATTTTGCCATGATAATTATCATAGAATCTAGGTTTGCCTTTTTCTACATCTTCTTTACTATCGAAATATTTTACTATAGCATTATATTCATCTAAGAAGTAATTACAGAATATATCTAGAGTTTCATTAGAGAATCTACGAGGAATTATAGTGGCTTCCATAGAACCTTCGGCATTAGGAGAGTACTTTATAGTGCCTAAAAAGTCTTTTGGTAATTTAATACCTTCTATACTATACCAAGTCTTTTTATCGGACATAGTTGGTAGTATTAATCTACCTTGATGCACTAACAATAGTTTAGCTATATAATCTTCTAATGGAGTAATTCCAAAATAATCTCTACTAGAGTTGGTTATATTATCTCTAATAGCAATAAGAGTATGTAGTTTAAGTTTTGGTTTATCGGGAGAAGTTAAAGTTTTGACTATAAGAGAATTTGCACTATATGCAGATCTAGCTATGTTATCTAATTTGTTATAAGCATTAGTATTTAACCATCTAAGCTAATCAGACATGTAGTTATTCTAAGTAATAGGATATAACAAACTGCCGTCTGCTCCAGTAACACTGAATTCCTCAGGAGTTGGGTGCATTTCTCCGTAAGCTATAGCCATTAAGTTAATTACAGCATTAGGACTTTTATAATTGAATATACGAGATGCAGATATAGTTTGTCTTTTAAATTTAGCTTCTAGACTCTTTGCATTATTCATTAACCTAATATTGTGCATTATAGAATTACTAATGGATCCAGGCATGTTTTTATATAATGCGCTAAATACAAAAAATTCAGGGTAATTAGTAGAGTTAGTATTTACTTTTCTCAATAAATAATTCAAAGATTCACTATCAAAAGGTATACCTATTGCATTTAATAAGTTTAACAATCTTTCCTTAGTATGTTCAAACTATTTTAGCCCTTGATTACGTATATCAGCATTTTTACTATTTAATTGCTTTTGTATCTACTCGATATCACTTAGTATCTGTTTATCTAATTTAGCTAATTCAGAATATCTATTCGTGTTTATACGTGACCTATTATTTTTATCAGTAAAGATTAGAGAAGATAACATAAAGTTCTGAGACCATTGACTCGGTAATCTAGCTATCTTTCGCAGATTGCTGCTATCCATTACTGTCCATACTTTTCCTCCTCTTCCTTTAGTGTTCTTCTATATAGTTCCTGTAGAAGTATCAAATATATCTACAGTGTCCATACTATTTTTTGCACTTTGTATGGTAGTTAGTAATTGTGTAACCGTATTTTCTGGCAACGGATATGCAGGATTGTCTATTCTATCAAGTAAAGTAGCAAAGAATGGGTCTGCTTTAGCCAAGTTTCTTACTCTTCTTATTAAATCTGGCCAATCATTAGATAACCATAAGTTATCTAATATTCTATTCCACGTAATGTCAAAAGATTGTGCTACATCTAATCCAAATATATTATCCTTCACAGTATCTACTATTTGATTACCGTTTTCATCTGTAGCAAATCTGGACTGAGGAATAGAATAGAAGAACAATTTGGCATTAAATGCTACATTTGCTTTCTTACTTATCTCATATGAAGCTCTATCCCATACATTGTCGTAAGTATCTCCTGAATCTTTAGCTTCTTTCTCTGCTATTTCTGCTTCTTCACGTTCTATAGCCCTAATACCTAACTCTTGTAGATACGCACGGATCTATTTAGCAAATAGACCTTTATTACTTAGTACATCGTGCACCATCTACTTTTTAGACTCATTATAATCATATTCTCCAGCGTCGTATAGATACTGAATATTATCAAATACATCATCTAACTTTAAATTTTGTATGTCATCCATACTTCTAATATTAAGTATAGATAGTGCTGTATTACTTAAGGTTTCTACTATGTTATACAGAGTATTGGCGTTGGCTATATGAGGCATATTTTCCTATTCCTTATTACTTATACCTGGAGCATAATAGCCGATACCAACATCATATTTCTTATTAAATTCCTCGAGAGTATCTTGATCTAACTGTGCATTCTTAAAATTGCCTTTTCGTATTTGATTGAACACTTGATTTTGTAGGCTAAGTTCCTTTCCTGCAAATGCCATTACTAAGTCCCACATAGCTTTAAAGAATTTTTTTATTCTGTAAGTCCAGGTTGGATTTACTTCTTTAAGCATGTATGCTTTAAATTCTTCTGCTAATTGCTCTTCTATTTCCTATTTGGTGCTATTAGAATACTCGGGATTTCTTTTTACATAATCTGAATATATCTAATCCCTCTGTGTAGGAGTTAATAACAACAAAGATACATAATGCCATGCTTCATGATATTCTACTCCTGCTCCACCTTTAGTAGATAGAACTATTCTAGCTACAAATTCATCGTGTATACGATCAAATACAGATTGTAATAAACCATACGCTGATGGAGTATTAATAGCTCTCATAGCAGCATTAGTTACCATTACATCATCCGGATCTATACCCAAAGTATCATGTAACCATTTTTTAGCAGCAGCAATATCTAAGGTGCCTTCTCCTCTTACTGTGGAGAATACGCCTTTATTACCCAACATCTTCTATAATACTCTACTATTATTGGGTAATATAACATATTTACCATCTGCTTTACGTACATACGTATAACCTTGTTTTGGAGTAAGACCTGCAGCAATAGTTTCATCATAAGTAAGAGCTTTATCTTGCTATGGTAGTTCTATAGTAGTAGTTTTTTTAGATTCTTCTGTAGCTATTTTATCAGAAGGCTATCTAGGTTGCTCATATTTAGGTTCTACAGTAGCAGTTACTTGTTTAACTTTCTCATTAGTAGATTGTTTAACCTATTCGATATTGCTGACTTCAGCAGTTTCTGCCACAGCTGCATCATCGGCATACACAAAAGGATCTCTAAAAGCTCTATCTCCAACATCAGTTTTAAGCACCTGATGGTTTATCATCCAAGACATCAGTATTGGAGTATTACCATTACGAACTACCTTACCATCAGTTCCTCTTGTAAGATTTAAATCCTACATAGTAAATACTAATTCATCACAATTTAATACACGGTAATAATCAGTATTATACTTATTCATATAATCAATAGCAGCATTTACGATATTATCCGAAATAGGGTCCATCATAGCTTCTTTATCAGTATTCCAGTGCAGATTATTTGATATTTGTCTGATTACATCGTAAGCTTGTTGATCTGTAAATACCACTTTACCATTAGTATTTTTTATTTTCAGATATTTTAACATGTAAGACCCTTCTGGTGTCCTAGATGCATACATCAAGAAACTACCCTTAGTATTGGTATAGTAATGAAATGTCTTACGAATATAGAAAGATAATTTTTCTACACGATTATCTCCTACTGCTACAGTACTAGGACCATAGTTTACTAAGATATCTAATATATCTAAGAATTCAGGATTGTTAGATACAGGTAACGTCTAAGTAACTAATCTAAATAATAATTCTGCAGTGCTAAGCGGAACACGTTTACCGTTATCGTCATATTTAGCTTTACCATCTGGAGTATAAGAAGTTATTAGGTTCTTAGATCCTCCCTATATGAAATGTCTCTTTTCTGCTAACATTATTGGAGCACTACTTCTCTAAGAAGGAGTATTGTCTACTTTAGGTATTATGTATATTTTACCTGCATACCCAACCCCTTGAGCAGATGCTTTTGTTACTTGATCAAAATTTACTATAGTAAATCTATCAGCAGGGTCCATTGGGAATGGGCCTTTACCATATCCAAATTCTACTTCTCCGTTTAATATCTGATTAGACATCTATATAGGATCTGAACTTAAACCAAATTCCTACACTTCGGTAAGAGATCTATATACAGGTCTTTTTCCTTCAGACGCCTAACTATTAATAGACCCGTTACTTTGTCTTAAGTTAACTGGTATTATACCTTTAGGAGCTACTTGAGGTAAAGTAGCAGATTTGTCTACAAAATAGTTAGGAGAGTATGTTTTAATATATTTATCTATAATACTCTTACGTAATTGTCTAAGTTTATTTATTTCACTATTAGTTTTAGAGCTGCTTACGTTCCAATTACGCATTTTAGCTCTAGCCTTATCTGGTTGATATAAAGCTAGATTGTATATTAGTTTCTTACCATCTTCCGTAGTTTCCTCGATAATTAAATGTACAGCCATTCTATCTGCGGCATCTCTCTCGAACTTACGTGTCTCTTTACTATCTGTAACTATATAGTAAGCCTTTTGTTTAGATAACCAACCGGGTGTAGCTAACTTGGCTGCCAATTCTATCCCTGGTCTACGCTCTCCATCAAATTGTACAGGTTTATCATTAGCTTCAATAGGCATAACTTCTGTAGAATTAAAAGCATAAAAGAAGGTAGAATGTATTCTATTAGTTTCTACTTTCTTCTTAGTATCTAAACCAGGAGATTTATCAGTCTAACCCAAATAGTTTGCAGCTTCTTGAGTAGTAGCCATGTCTACAGCATCCACCTACTCAAACTGTCCTTGCATTTCTATCTATTCGTCACTTACAGGAGACCCTAAAGATGGATCTTCATTACCTACCCAAGTATCAGTTCCGTCTGTATATATTACATCATCCTAAGTCTCTAAAGGAATCTCTACAGTTTCGTCAGTAGCCCCATCAAATGATTCAGGGGTAAGATTAACGATAGGATTTATCTACTTTGGGCTGATTGGTTCCTAGCGCTTAGTAGTATGTGTAGGCTATTCAGACTATACTTCTTCTTCTGTATTAGTAATAGTTTCAGTAGAAGCCATATCAGAATCTTCAACATTAGCTATATCTGCAATAGGTCCACCGTCTTCAATAGTGTCATACTTAGCTTTTAACTCGTCTATCTCTAGAGTATTACTATCTACATTATCAGTAGCGGCTCTATCCTAATCGTTAGCAGAACCCTATGCTATTTCTATTACGTCGTTATCTTCTATATATTCTTTATCAGATACCTCATCTAGCATAGCATCTATGTCACTAACTTCTCCAGTATCTCCAGTATTATCAGTTACCTCATCTGCTTGTTCTTCTGAACTACCAGTAGCAATTTCATCGACTGGAGTGTTTACAGAGTTTCTATCTGTATCATCTGATATACTATCTACAGTATGCGCGGATTCCTAGGATGTTTCTTTCGTATCGTCACCCTGATTATTATCTGGTTCTACCTATGTTTTATTTGATGATTCCTCTGTTGAAACAGGTTGACTATCTATAGGAGTGTCAAACTCTTCCTAATTTTCTACTTGGGCTTGCTATAAAGATTTTCTAGTATTACGTAAGTCTTCTCTAAATATAGCATTAGCTAATGTACGTTCGTTAGCTTCCACATTAGCACTATTTTCTATATCACTCCAACTCTAGTTAATCTTATGATTATAATAACTTATCAGTTGCCTTCTAGTAGGTTCTTCTTGAGTCTGATGATCCTCTTTATATTTCTCTGCATACTCAGTTAATACAGACTATTTTTCAGAATCATCAAGAGTGCTCCATAAAGGTTTTCTTTCTACTAAGTATCTATTAGATATAGATAATCTACCGGTATTATATGTATTTAATTTTGTAGATATGATATTTATTATTCCTGCATTAAGTATAGATGGAGCCAATACGTTTTCTAATTCCTCAATATTAGCAGGATCTTGTAGAGTATTAAATGTTCCCTTAAATAAAGTATTATCTAATTTACTAAGCGAATCTTTGATCTCTCTCTAACGTTTTTTTATAAATTCCTATAAACCATTTATACCTTGTTTAGATATATCTATTCCATATTCAGTTTTGATTTCTTCGAGAGTTTTTTTACGCTGGTTAAGATCTTTATTTAATCTATCCAATACTCTGCTAGTAGCCCTAGTAACAATAGAGTTAATAATAGGAGCTCTAAATTCAGATAATTGTATTGCTGTCTAACCTTCAGCCAAACCGTTAGTATAACTCTCATACTACTGTTGAATGAATCTATTTAACGGAGAATCAATACTTTCATTAAATATCTGTTCTATTTTTTCTGTTACTTTCTTATCTGATAAGTCAGACAATTCAGAAGCTTCGTTAAAACCATTAATTAATTCTACATGATTTTGTACGAACATCTCGAAATCTTTACCAGACTTACGATTTATTCCCAGTTCTTTTAGATTATTATCTATATCTTTGTTCTTATATATACCATATACTATACGAGAAGTTTCTATATCCTCGTCAATCATCTTATCAGTAACATCTGTACCTTTATATCTCTTTAATTCTTCTATACTGTTACGTAAGTATTCAGGAGTATTCCCGTTACGATAAGAATCTAAAAATTGTGCTACTTTGAAGCTTCTATCTACTCTATCAAGGTTTCTAGCAGAAAGTTCCTAGATGCTTAAATCAGATTCAATTTGTTTTCTAGTTCTATTAATTTGCTATATATCGGGTCCAGCTCCCATAAGAGCACCAATAAAGCTACCAATACTCATTGCTTTTCGCAACTGATCATCGGTATTATACATATCATTCCAATGTAAGCCGTTATATGCTAGTGTAGCTTCAACAGCGGCTGTACCAGATTGAATTATACCATCTAAAAAGCTGTAAGGAGACTCCGTCTGAGTGCCATCTACAGGTATATCTGAATATCTCTTTTGGAATATAGACTGTTGCCCTTCCTCAATTCCTTCAGATATAGCTCGTTTTCCAGTATGTAAAGTAAAGTTAGCTATAGATTCTAGAGCTCTCTTAGTTGCTACTTTCTACATTGGATTATCGAAAACTTTGTCCGCAATCTTATTCGTTCTATCTTTTACTGCTTCTATTAATTTTCTAGTTCTAGCATTTTTCATAGCTGCAGTACCTATACCGTTAGCTATAGCTTTAGCCCCTATGGTATTATTTACTACTTTTCCAGTATAAGATAAACCAAAGTTCTACAGGTAATCGCTAAGCGCTAGAGCATTATTACCTTGTTCTATTTCAGTAAGACCAACTCTAGCATCTTTAGCAAACTTATTATAGTTCTAATCACTAGTTTGAATATTATATGCTAATCCAAATTGAAGCTTTTCAAGGTCATCCATAGAGGATACATCATATCCTCTGGATTCCAATCCAAACTCATAATCTTTCATAACTTTATTAATGTCAAACTTATCAGAGTTCTCTAATAATTTCTGTGTATATGATGATAGTACTTCTGCAGCAGTTTCTTTATGTCTAAAGTAGGCTGTACTAAGTAGGTTGACTCCAGTTTCTCCTAATGCCCAAAGACCAGGATGTTTAGATGCTCTACCACCCCACTTAACAAGATGAGCTGTAGCCATAGTGGCTCCCATAGCTTGCAATTCTGACAAACTGCTACCAAGATGTGTTAATCCATACTTATATGTGCTAGGATCAAATAAAGAAACCTCTACTTCCTACCTCTATTTATCAAAAGCAGGATCAATTTCATCTGGATCATAAGTAATACCTAAAGGTATTATCCCAAGTAGAGGATCGTGTAGCATATGTTTTGTTTTTAAAGCCTTCTATTTAGCTTTAATTTCAGACTCCTTTTCAAATAGTGCTACATTAGCATCCTCTAAATTCTTGTTCAATCTATCTAGTTTGTTAGATAATTTAGCTGCCGCAGTTAGTCTATCATTTAATTCATTATTAGTCTAATTCCAAGATAAGTCAATAATATATTGATTTCTATTATTCTACAATATAGAATTCATGACATCTCTAGATACAGCCTTGGGATACAATTGTCCAGGATGTGTAAACGCAGGTTCTATAGCCTAACCGTAAAATATATCTCTTATGTATGGATTAGTTTTAGCTGCTTCTTTTACTTGTTTTTCTAGCTCTTGCACCTCAGACATTACCTTAAAGTAATCTGGACCATCTACAGATAATTCTCCTAGTAATGTTTTTTGCTCTAAGTAACGTTTAGCGACCTCTATTTCCGGTATCCACTTACCTTCGGTCTCCCTTAACTCATTTACTCTAGCTTGAACATTTATAGATAATGCATCACGTACATTTATATTTACAGCCTGGTCTATATAACTAGAATCATTTCCATTTTCTCCCTTATAGTCATCAGTAAATAATCCTATTACAGCTTTACTTAAATCAGAAGCAAAATCGTATGATGAACCTACACCAGGTAATTTTTTAGTGGATTGTTCTTGTTTCTCAGTTATTTCCGATTCTTCAAGTGAAGTATCATAATCTTGTATATTATAATTAAGTTCTTCTTCTAACTGATTCCAAGCTTCATCTCTAACCGCTCTAGTACCAGTCTAACCAACATCAAACGTATTTAAAGAGCTAATCCCCGATTCAGAGAAATCGGGGGCAGTTCTTTTATAGTTTATTCTATTATGACTTAAACTTGTTCTATCCATATTAATTATTCATTATCGTCGTCTATGTTACTATAAGGGAATCTCATACTTTCTGAGCGAATATTCTACATTACATTTACGTCAGTACCAACTTTTCTAGAATTTTGGAACTATATATCAGCGGCAACTGCTGCCTAACCAGAGCTAGGTATTACAGTAGCCACAGGTACCATAACGTATTCAGTATCATTCTTAGTAGTAATAGACTTACTATCTATATTATCTCTATTATCTAATCTTACTACTACAGACCCACTAGTATCACTATTATTCAAAGTTACTACTTCTAATCCTGCTTCTTTAACCGCATCATATAAAGATCTAGCATTTTCATCATCATCTTTACCAGATGAAGTAAAGAATTTATCTTTATTAAATTGATTTAACGGAATAAATGCATATTTAGTTTGATAAGTTTGACCACCGTCAGTTACCTGTTTAGTTTCAGGAGATATAATAAAATTATTAAATTCTCCATTATTCCACATATCTGTAAATATGGCATTTCTTGCAGTTTGTGTGCCTAACTAATTAACATCTCCGAGCATACTAAATGCTAATTCATCTTGTAATATAAAGTCACTAGATTTCTTTCCAATGTAATTACCATTACTATCTTTTTTACCAGTAGTACCATATTTACCATATATATCTATAGCAGTATCTGGATCTAATGGAGAAGAGAAAGCATTTATTACATAATCTATAGCTGCATTTCTACTTCTAGTATGAGAGTACACGGATTCAAAACTATTACGCAATTTATCTTGCATTACACTAGGGTCTAACTATTTTAACACAGCATCTCGTCTATCTTTTGATAATACATTTATACCATGTCTAGTTACAGCATTCATTTCTTCTGGAGTCATATCTGTAAAATTTTCGTATATTCTACGTCTAGAATCCATATGAACTTGTTCTGTAAGATTAAGTAAGTTATTAGGATTATTTTTAGCGGCAGCTGCAGCTCTAGCTTGTATCTTGGCGCTTTCTATCCACCATGGATCTCTTTGAGCCTAATCGTAAGCAAATTCTCTACCTGCAGTAATGAGTGTTCTATTAAGCTGTTCTTCAGCATTCTGTCTACTAAGACCTTGTCTCTATAATACTTCTAAATGCTTTTGATATTCTGGAGTATTCTATATACTAGATAAATTCCTTTGAATTTCATAGTCTGTTCTATCAGTAGAAACTCCTTGATGAATCCATCCATCTTTAACTCCCATGAAACTAGCTTTCAAGTTATCCACATATGGTCTTACTAAGTCTACTTCAGATTTATAAGCAAGAGGAGCAATATCGTTAAATATTCCACTATCTACTGTGTTATAGTTAGTGAAATCTACGTCATGCCAAAGAGGATTATACATACCTTTTATCATTAATTCCTAATTAGCTTTTTGTCTTGCTAGCATTCCTTCTCTACTTTGTCTTAAATTACTAAGAGTAGCGTAATCAAGATTAGCGATACGAGAATTCAATCTAGCTCTAAAGTTAGCATCCTTCATAGCATCCGGATTAGTAGCAGCTTCGTCTATTAAGTCTCTTATCTTTCCTAAAGAGTTCTCGTAGTATCTCTAAGTATCTACAGCAGAAGGAGATTGAAATTCTCCAAACTTACTAACAGTATTAGTAAATTCATTAGCAGCTTGTTCAACAGCTTGTCTTTGTGCCTAACCTATTCTATACAATTCGCCAAAATTAATTGGTACATAGGTATTCATTATAGGAGCTTCTGCAGCTCTATCATATCTATTAGCTTGCATCATTTACCTCCTTTTCTACTTATTGTATTACGGTTAGAATTCATCATAGCTCTGAGATCATCTTCAGTAAAACCAGCTTGCAAGAATCTTTGATATAGAGGCCACATTTCCATATCTCTAGCTTTCTGATTACGCATCAATTCTCTATTCTGAGCCCATTGACTTAACTGACTTAAACCAGCTCTACGTATGTTTCTAGTAGTAGCTCTGTTTTGAGCATTAGCCTCGTTAGCTATATTTGTAGCATTAACCCATTGCTGTCCTAAACTATTCATAGTATTGGCATAATCACCTAAGTATTGATTATTAGCGTTACTTTCTTGAGATCTTAAACTAGCTATAGCTCTATCAGTATTAACAGCTGATTGTAATCTATAAGCTAAGTTAGCTCCTGTATTAGTATTAATTTGGCTAGCATTATAATTACTAGTAGCTCTATTACGATTTAAATCTTCAATAGCAGGATTAATATCATATCTACGTCTACGCATAGTATTAGTAATGCTAGTAGCATATGGGTTATATACTGCATCAACTGTTTCAGGTCTACCAGTAAATAGATTAGACATAATAGGTGCTAAAGAAGCCATACCTGACAAAGCAGAACCCCAATCAAATTTATTATTTTCAGGCTTAGGTTTGCTATAAGCATTACTTTTAGGTAAAGTAGTAACCTTATCTGCTTGAGAAGTAAGAGCATCTCCTAAACCTGCCATTTCATCATTAGTAGCAGTTAATAGTTCTGGATGTTTTGGTTTTAACGGGTTAACTGTACCATACCAAGTAAACGGTAACTCTGGTTTACCTTCATCAATTAATCCTGTATTCGTAGAAGTAGAAGTTGCTTTACGTCTACGTGTTGGAGTACTAGTACTTACAGTAGCTGTAGTCGATGTAGGTTGTGTATTATTAGGATTAACTGGTACATGATACCATTGATTATTACCAGTTCCCCACTGCACTCCAGCACCCCATTTACGATTAGGATTATAGATAGCATCTACTATTCTATCTCCTAAACCAGGTTTAATCTCATCACCTAAAGCAGCTGCTTGTATCTACTTAGTCTTAGGTTTAATACCTTTACTTTGTTTAACAGATTCCTACATAGCAAACAACTAATCATGAATCATATTATTGTTCATTTCATTTAGTTTTGCTGCATTCTCTGCAAATCTGTCATTATACTTACTTTTCTTTTTTGCCATCATTTTCTCACCAAGTTGTGCAAATGTTTCTTTTCTACCAGGTACTTTAAGCTTATCACTTAATACTCTACTGCCTTCAGGTAAACTAACTAAATTACTGTCAGTAGGTTTATTATTCTCTGGTACTTTACTTATACTTCCGTCTGGAGTCTATATTAATTCACCATCATCTACGTAAGCTAAAGAGGAAGACATTCCTCCATTGGCCATAGTATCTGTATTCATCCCTATCATATCATCATATGCTTCACTTTGTAGGTAATTAGTACCTTGTACAGCAGCTCTATTACTATATGCATTCTTTTTAATAGCAGCTCTCTTTCTACGCAATCTTCTATTACTAAATGCTCCAATTAGACCACTACCAAGACTACCTTCATCATAATCAGTAAAAGAAGTCATTCTAGCCTCTTCACCGGATCTACCTATTAGCCCTATACCAGCTCCTACTGCAGCACCAATTGGACCAGCAACTTGGAAGCCAGTAGCTGCACCACTAGCTATGTCACTTACAGATTGTGCAGCAGCTTGTCCTCCTGTAGTAGCGTTAGATTTCTAAAAAGGAGTAGTTAAAGTATTTAATATATCAGGAGCATTTTCAAGCACGTTATTCCCAATTTCTTTGAATTGAGTTCCAAATGCGTATGCTGGTACTTTTGTTTTCTTTTTACTTTTCATATTAAATTAATGAATTTCTGTATGTTGTTGTAATCTATGGTATTTCAAAAGTATGATCTATATCAGAATCTAACTCATAATCGCATATCATATACTTACCTCTTAACCTGGCAGGTAACGATAATGCATCTTCATTCTTATCTGCTCTAGGTACTGGGAATCTAAATGTATCTTCTCTGTAATCAGTTATTATATGTTGTTCAGGAGTAATAACATTACCTTCTTCATCAAGTTCTTCTTCAGTGTGTTCTCTAATAGCTTCTTGATGTTTGGTACTGAATTTCATATAATCTATGATATCGTCCTTAATAGACTCTTGATTACCATCTCTAAACTCTCCTTGTAATCTAACATTATCAAATACTTTAGTATAAGGAGCATTCTTATTAATAACTATTTCTAATTTAGCTTTTCTATCTAAAGGAGTTAACCCTATTACTCCAGTATCATGTATAGTATGCAATTCATTGTCTTTTATTGCTACTACTCTATCAGAAATAGGTAACGACCATTTAGGATTAAATGTATAGAAAGATGTAAATCTACCTAACTACTCATTAAATACTAGTGGTTTATTTAGCACATTAAACCATACCTCATTATACTTCTTATCAAATAAAGACATAGCTTTAGCCCTATCTTCTTTAATGTTTTTATTAAAGTAAGATTGTACCTGCTTTTCTTTAGATAACTAACTTACTTGACCTGTATAAGAACATATTTCGTTCTTATCATAATCGTACCAATAAAGCACATTATCTGAATTAATTATACTCTTATCATTCTTAATAGACGAACCATTAGTAGTAGTTACATAGTCGAATCTACTTAATATACCACCAGTACCTAATACTAACTGATTTACATTATCATCAGTAATAAGTGACCTTTCATTGACAGAAGCTACTCCTACTCCAGTATCTTGGAAATAGAACAGTCTATCCTTAAATACTTTTAGATTGGTTATATCTCCCCACTGATTATCTACATCTAAATAATCAGCTACTTTGAATTTAGACCACTAGTCTATTACTTCATTATTAGTCTTAGCCTATGAAGTCAATATTCTATTAGTATACTTTACATCTTTATCAGCGTATATAGAATTAGGCACATATAATTTACCAGTATTCTACGCAGAATAAACAGAATTATATACAAAGTAAGGAAGATCTTGTACGTGTATATCCTACATCTAAGTAGGCTCTAACTGTAACCAAGAGTCTGCAAAATTTGAACTAGTTACTGTTCTATGAATCTAATCTCCGTGAAATAAATTCATATTAATAGAACTTTCAAATGGTATATAAGCTCCTATGTAATTCTTCATACCATCCCATTCCTTAGCATCAGGCAATTGGAACAACATAGTATTAGGATAATCTAATAGACTTAAATAAGTATCTCCTCCAAATACATACTTACTGTCGTGAGCTGCGATACTTATATATACAGAATTCTGTCTAGATGAGAATGTATTACCACCATATATAGAATTACCATCACGTTTAACATTAAATACAGGAATAGCATTGGTAGCATCAAATGGATGAAGTTCTGAGTATTTATCTGTAGGTACGCTATTAAATCCAGAGAATATATTCTATAACTCAGGTACATGAGCTATAATACACGGACCAGCTGGGCCTTGTAATGATTGATTATCATTGTGAATAAAGTCAGACATAGAGTAATTAGTATAAGTTCTATTACCTATGTTTATTCTTTTAGCTACTACATCTGGAGCTCCATACATATTATAGTCTATGTTGGGTGGATATTTAGCGTCTTCAATATAGGATGTAGATTGAGATTGTCCAAAGGTTGGAACAAAGTATTTAGCTATTGAGGCCCCACGGTATACCTTATTACCTCTACTATCTTGATAAGGGAAACCTACAGCTAATACATTAAGACCCCATCTACTACCATAACCTACATATGGAACAGTATCTTGCTGTAATACTCTACCATCTATCTGAGTAACATAATCTGCTGCAGCGAATATACTACGGCTCACACTGTTACCTATAGTATTACCATTAGTATAGTTGTCTTTAAAATCATCAAATTTGCTATCATTTACCTTTCCACCAACAAATGGAGAATAGTATGAACCTATTCTGTCTAGATATACGCTCCCTTCAAATAACTTAGTTACATCATCACCTTGTATGCATATCTCTGGAGATACGAGGCGTATATAATCATTTGCTCTCATAGTAAGAGAGAAATTACCAATATCTTCAGCTGTACCTGTTGATATTGCTAATTGTTCACCAATTAAACTGCAAAAGAAAGGTGTAGGTCTCATCTCTAAACTACTATCCAGTTCAGATCCCTGTCCTACATATTTGTCCTACTCTTGAATTCTATACTCATATATGTAACTACCTACTGTTTGCATAACTACAGTTCTATCACGTTCGGTTCTATCACAACGAACTATCTCGTAACTTACTGCACCTACAGGCATCTTCTTTACTTTGAATTCTACACCTAGAGCATTACCTACAAGAGTATTGTTTTCATATCTAAACGGAGGCATTTGAGAAGCATGAGGCATTCTAATATCACCTATCCAGAGTACAGGAGAAGCTACAGATTTATCATTATAGAATATTATACCAAATCTATATATTTCATCTCTCTGATAGCCTCTATAATTAGCAGCTATATACGGATCAGCATAATTAGGTATATATGGATTATTCTTCTGCTCTTCAGTAGGCTGTAGTATTTCGGGCATCTTACTATCACCTCTGTTTATATATCTAGTGTTATTTCTAACAGTAGGTACATCCATACTACAGGATTGGTCTAATCTAAACTTATCTTGTTTATTACTTAGATTTATATCTGTAGTTACAAATGAATATTCTATATTGATACCATAACCACCTAGTTCACCTTCCTTATTATATATGTATATATTCTGTGAATTAGATGCATCCTTTGTATATTTTACATTGTTAAATGGATTTATACAGTCATGAGTAGCAGGAATACGTTTAATAGCTTCATCATCTGTTATAGACAGACGAATGTTATTACTATCTAAACTAGATAATAGCTACACACTCCCTTCTGAATTAGCTCTGTAAGCTCTAGCATCATAGTCATTACCATCTTCATCTTCTGGTATCCAAGTATTCTCTGTTACATTGGCAGCGAATAGTCTATTTTGCATCTTAGCAAGAGTCTATGCTATAAACTGATAACCAGTCATAGCATTAAATTCTTCTACAGATATATCACTTAAAGTAGCTCCATAATCTACATACTGTATACTTGTTTGACCATCGGGTATATCTATTTCATCTACTATACTAATAGTAGGGGTAGAATTATTCTGTTCATAGAATATACGAATTACTCTTAACTTATTAAAGTCCTAAAGTGATAATTCAGTAGATAGCATTACTGATTTATTTGATGCTTTATTTAGACCAGTACCTTTATATTCAGAACTACCTTGGTTAGTTACACTATTTGTTAAGTGAATTAACTCACTCATTGGAGAAGTAACAGTTTCAGTGCCATGCACATTAAATAATTGATAACAATATGTTACCATTCCAGCTTTAAGATTACCTTCAGATAACCAACGGAATTTAAACGGCAATAAACTTACTACTGGAGTTATTTCTAATGAACCAGGGTTGATTATATTTCCATTCTCATCTATAAGATTAGAATTGTCTATATACTCTTTACTCATTATGTTAACAATCTTAATAGGACTGTTTCCATCAGTAAAGTATATCTTTATATTAGTATCTGATTCATAGTTACCTACAATACTTAGTGTGGGATTCTTAGATAAATCTTCACACAACCCTAGAGCTCCTTTACATACTAATTTGATTTGAGGCATATTACTATCAAACCCCATTAATCTGTATATCTTATTAATGTTATCAGATGTTTTAGTTATTACTACCGCAATATCATTTATAGTAGTAGTACCTATTATCGTCTCATCTTTAGGTATAATAGTATCGTATCTTCTAGGATTCTCTATACTTTGTAATACTCCTGTAGTTCCTCCATCGTTGGTGACAACACGGACATCCTCAGCATATCTGTACTGAGTATCCGGTATCAAATTCACATCTTGGTCCATATTAAGACCACCCGTAAATGTATTAACTTGTGCAGTATTACTTATCATATTAATCTTAATGCGCTATCTTGGTTATATAATATCTATTCTTCACCACTAGTACTAAAGAAAGTATCGTGGTCATTCATCTCTGGGTATAGTTTATGCCAGGTATTCTTTATCGATTCTATTTCATCTGGTCCTGGAGACATTGCTTCAGCATAGGCCTATTTGCGATAAAAATTCCAACTATTTCTCATATCATAGTAATCTTGTTGGCTTATCTATCCTTTTAATTTAAGGGGATAAAAGTGTTTAACTCCCAGATACCATAATAAAGCCTCCTTATAAGACTCTAAATCCGGTATCATTGGCATACTATCTTCATCTGTATATATAGCATAATAAGATATCTTAATATATCCCCTAGGTACATTAGTCATTATATAACCTGGCTTAGTCATATACTGTAAATCATAACTATACATAGTACCATCTTTATGCCCCATTCTGTTACCTAGATATCTACCGTTTGCTGTAGGCACCGTATTCTGGTTTATTAATGTACTTAATGTTTCTCTAAGGTTATTATCCTCATTTAACTTGTCTAATGCTTCTCTATCATTAGTAAGATTAAACATATTCTTAACCAATGGAAACATAGCTGCATCCTGTATCAACATACAAGCTTTACTACAGCATTGATTATCGTGAGATACACCAAAACTTGATGTAGCTTTTCTCATAGGTAACCAACCACCATTACAGCAGTATGAGTATGCTACCTAATCTAATTTGTATAAATCACAAGGCAATGATACTTGGTGGCATTCTATTGGAAGTACTTCTACTTTATGTTCAAACTACTGTATAGCTCCAATCTTAAGCATTCCCTCGAGTAACCACTCCTTCCAATCTGATATTCTTATCTAGTCCTCCTATAAATTGAAATCTGCAATAGCTTTTGCTATTACAGTTTTAGAGGATATCATTCTGTTGTTTATCATAATTCTATATAGTCTCTTATACGATTTTTAATTATTTTACAGAGGTCCCTCTTATTATCTCTTGAAGCTATAAACTAATACTTAGTTTTATTAGTAAGTAGACTATCTTTCTTTGACCAAAAGAAACGGTATTTCCATCCATTACTGTGTTCATTAAGTAAATAAATCGGCTTACCTAATTCTTTTGTAGCTTTCCAGTCCCATCTAAGACTCTTACCTGTGAATTCTTTTGGTTGATGTTTGATGATTTGTAAAGTACCTAATCTACATGGAAACTTAAACTCTTTACAGTTGTACATTACTTCATCTCTAATGTACTAAAAATAGTCATTAATAATGTTCTTATATGTCTATAAGTCAATATCATATGGTGTATTAGGTTCTATGTACTATTTATAGCTTTCATAGAAATCAGTAGTAGTATAACTCTTTCTCTAATATTTCATATATTAATTATTTATTACTAACTCTGTTCTATGTATCATCATGCGCATCATTAGTATCATCACTAGGCATAGTAATCATAAAACGTAACTCTCTTTCTAATATCATTTGTGTAATAGTCGGTATCATTGCAGATGGTATAGGAAATTCACTATCTGGATCAAAACAAGCATTGAGTTCTGTAGGGTCTTCAGCTATTACATCTACACTGATATACTCTAGCTGATTAGAATCACCATCTACGTATATTCTGTTATTCTTAACCCATGCGATATAATCTTTACATGTAGCCTTTCTATACTTCTATAATTTAGCTTTAGTACGACTACCTATCTAAATTATATTACCAAACATATCACGTACATTTATTACTCCAGGTCTATAGTTAAAGTCTATTAACTTAGGGAGTTCTTTATCTCCTACATAAGTAAAGTAACCTGGTACAGTTTCTTCACGATCTAAATGGATAGGTTCTATAGTAGTAAGATATAATTCGTTTATATCTCTACCCTTATCTATGTCTTGCTTTATTAACATAGCTCTGTAACCTATAATCCACTTTTCGATCTAAGCTCTACTTAAATGCTCAGACTCTGCAATATTATTATTACGAGCAATAAGTAGAATGTTATCTACAAGCTAATTGAGTGTCATAATATATTATGTTTTAATAACGTTATAAGCCATATAACGCATTTTAAGGCTGTTATAGGCACTTTCTATTATTAGCAATACAATCCTTTAATTTAAGTAATAGCGGTCTTAAAAAGGCTTAAAATAAAAAAGGTTGATCTTATTGACCAACCTTATCCATTGCATTCTTCATATCCTAAGGGAGCATTTCCTTCATAGGTGGTGGAACCATCTAATTAGCTTTCCTTATTATATTCTTCAACTCACTAACTTCTTTCTATAGTTCTAATATTTTATCATTCTCTCTAGCTGGTTCATTATCTACTCCCAGCTTATCTAATAATACTTGGCACTTAGCCATTTCTTCATCACATTTAGCTATTGCCTCTTTTCTCTATTTATACGTATCATATTGATTACGTACTATATTTATAATTTCTTGTTTATCAGTAGATATAGTAAGACCTATAGAATTATCTGTTATAACTGATTTATTCTCAGGTATAGTAAACTTTTTAGTTTCTCCATTGCACTATATAGTTATATCTACTATTCTTTTCCTAGGCTAATTTGGCATTGGGAATTGCCCAGGTGGTAGCGGTTCATCATATACCGCACTTACTTGAGTAACAGAACCTTCATTATACTCAGTAGTCTTTTTGAATGTGCCAACTACTTCGATTATATATACTTTATCCCCTATACTTAGTTGATTGAATAACATAATAAGTTAGTTTTATAAGGGCTCAATTAAGAGCCCTTTTGTTTATTATTACGCACCTGGTGCGGTTATATTTGCAGGATAAGCATTCACTAACTAATAGACATTATTACATTTATTATAATATATTAAATATCTAAAGTTTAGTTGTAGGTCACCTGCTTGTACATCTTCTTGTAAAGCGTTGCGAAGCATAGATTGATTATTATTTTCACTGTTACCATCTGATAAACCTACTGGTAATGAAGCGCTAGCTTCAGCAGAAGACTGTCTTACATCCAGAAAGAACAATCCTTCGTTTGGTAAACTTCTATACTCTTGATAATTAACGTCATATCTTACTTCAGTAGAAGTAGCTACTACCCCAGTAGTTTTAAGTACTGGAATTCCAGATATAGTATTTAATCTTCTACGACGCCTTCCAAATAAAAATGGACCCCAAAATGGGAATAACGGTTGTACATTATAGAAAGGATACATAATTACCTCCTTTCTTTATTAGCAACCACAACCACAACCACTGTTATAACCTACGCCATTAAAAGCTGCGTCACCAGCATAAGCTCCCATAGCAGCAGCTCTAAATATTTCAGGATTATAGCATGACAATTGCGGATAAGGAACGCTTACTGTATTAGGTAATTTACATTTAATACCATCCACATCTGACTGTAAAGAGTTCAGTTTAGTTACAATCGGAGCAGTAGCAGAGCTAATCATATTACCAAAAGTAGCTGTCTGATGTTCTTGACTTAACTGAGTAAGCAGTGTGGAATTTCTCTCACGTAAACTGTCAATCTTATCAAGTAATGCCTGATTCTGCATAGCATCTAACTTAGCAATTATAGATTGAGTATTAGCAGCGCCACTATCGCGAAGAGCTAAAGTATTGCTGTTCATAGTATTAACTAAGTTGTTAGTCTGATTACATACAGACAACTGGTTTTCATAACCCATCTTAGTAATATTGTTATTTACAGCATCAATAGATCTCTGAGTAGTGCAGCAGCAGTTAGCCAACTCAGAAGCAAGAGATGCATTACCTGAAGTAATAGCATTGATTACTTCACAGCTAGACAATTTAGTATCACAAGAAATCTGACTTACACCAGAATTGATAGTATTAAGAGCTGTCTGAACAGCATTAATATCACAATTCAAAGTATTAGACAGTGAGCTTATAGCTTCCTTATTGCCATTAATAGCTTGCATTAACAGGTTGGTGTTAGCGTCATTATTCAGCTGAGAAGCTAAACGACTTGCGTCATTACCTCCACGACCGAAACCGTTACCACCAAAACCACCCCAGCAGAAGAAGATCAAAATAATCCAAATCCACCACCAACCGCCGTTTCCACCGAAACCACCGTTGTTCATCATAGCCATCAAAGCAGCCGGATCCATACCTTTATTAGCGTTTTGCATTAAAGCAGCAAGACCAGCATCAATACCACGATCCTGCACAATAATTCTATCTTCTAACATAATTGATTTAATTTAAAAATTGATTTTTATTAATATCTAACGTAGCGAACAGCTTTGCCACGTCCATATTCTGAATAAGGTTCGTACTCTTTTTCTCTTTCGAGCATACGTTCATAGTCATCTTCATAATCTCTAGCTCTGCTAGTAGAATATACTCTACGACCACCACGCATCATGCCACCTCTTCTACCACCTCTACGGAATAAGCCTATGCGTTCAAACTCGTCATCATCGTCATCTTCGTATTTGTCACGCTTTTCAACTTCTTCCTCATAGCATTCCATTTCAGCTTGTCTGATCTTATCACACATAACGTAAATATAGTAGTACCACATCTTACCTTCATCAATGTCTTTGTCATTGATCCAAGCTTTTGCCAATTCAACAAAATGCTTAGTACTATTAGAATTAGTCATACTTATAATTACTTTATAGTAATCAGAATAAACCATGTTAAGTGCTACGAACCAATCATAACGATTAAATCTGCTACCCAGATTTATTCCGTACTGACTGGCTAATGCGGTAGTTTCCTCTACAGACCAATGCGGTCCACGAGTACCATCCTCATTTTCCATTTTACTTACAGCTTTACGGGCATGTTCCTCATTGAAGTGAGGACCGTGTTCTGCTTCGTAAGCCTTTACACGAAATATTCTATGCATATTATTATTGATTAATATTATTGAATATATTGATTTCATTTCGGTAACTCTATTATACGAGTATCAGTTACCTTAATTATTGGGTTACTGTTAACTATTTGATATCTTTTGGTATGTATCTTTTTCCAATCAAAGTGCCAGAACCTAACCCAGCCATTCTTATACTTATTACGATATTCTTTCTTCTCTTCTACAAACAGAATCTACTGATTCTTAATATCTAATGTGGCTTTAAGGATTGAATCCTTTCTACTAACTATGATAGTTGTTAATGGATTAATTTTAAGTTCTTCGTCGAAATCTATTAGCTTATGTTTTATAATAGTTCTAACTGAATCTTTAATCTCGGTATTGATTACATTTATATTAGTTAGGTTCTTGTCTTTGATTTTAAGCTTTTTCTAAGCATCCTTGGTTTCTTTTAATAAACTATCATTACTAGTATTTAATTCTTCTATAGTAAGCTATAGTACTCTGTTTAACTATTCCTTCTAGGATGCTAACTGTTCATAAGCTCTAACATTGTTAGTTATTCTGTCAATCTCTTTATTCTTTTTCTATAGCTAATGGTTCTAAACAAAAACAGTCGCAATAAGTAAACTAACTAAACCTACTGCGACTGCTCTGAAATTCCTTGTAAACCAATTAACTATCTAATTCAGTATTGGAATCATCTGGTAATTCTTTATCTAATGATATATCTAAATATTTCTCTCCTTTTGCTTTTATAACCTTCTTGAGTATTTTCCATATCTTCCATTGAGGATATAAGTCGCTAAATGATTCTAGTAACGACCAAAACTCAACTAAGGCTATCATTCCTGCTACTATTTCTACAGCGTGCAGGTTAACAGAGGTTACTACCAGCTAATCTATTATTGATGCACTAGTTATTGCTACTGCTGCATCTCTAGTCTTCCATATAGTTTTCCATGCTTTATGTGATTCAATCTTAGGATGCCCATATTTTTTAGAGACTTTATAACCATAGATAGCATCAAGTAGTATCAATATACCGACAGCAGTGATAGGAACCCATACAGGCGCGAATATAGAAAGTAGCCCAGTTATAACAGAAGCTACGCATTTATCCGCACTACTGAACATGTTCTTAAATATTGGCATAGTATGTTCTCCTAATTGTTGGTAATTCATAGATAGTAGTTGATAATAAAAATCAAATAAAGCCCTAACAGATTAAAAGGGGAGTAAAATCTGAGAGGGCTCGAAATTCCGTTTGAGATTATAACTATATAACGATAAGGTTTATTTAAAGTTTCTATTTTGAAAATCTTCTTGCATAAACTAATAGCTCTTTATAGCGTAATATTTTCTTTAATAGATTGATACCATTACAATGTTTAAGCCATCCTATATGACTACACATTTCTTGTTTGTAATCTTCTACTGTAATGTGTTTCTTTCTGCCTAATCTAGCAGCTTTCCTACACATACTACGCTTAATATTTTTTCTTACTAAAGTATAATCATGCCTTATTACATAACCTACAAAAGATATACCTCTGTCTTCTACTTTAAATATCTAATAGTTATCTTTGAAAGTTAATTTTAAAGTATCTAAATACTATTTCATTTCTTCAAACAGTTCTCGTAAATACTCTTTATCCTTATGTAGTATTACTATATCATCTGCATATCTAAAGTAATATTTAACCTATTTATCTTCTTTAAGCCAGTGGTCAAAGTAAGTAAGATACAGATTAGCAAAGAACTAAGATAAGTAATTACCAATAGGTACACCTTCTGCTGAATCTATTATCTCATCTAATAACTATAATAACTTCTAATCCTTTATCTTCTTTCTTATTATGCTCTTTAATACTTCATGGTCTATACTAGGATAGAACTTTCTGATATCTAACTTAAGACAATAAGTAGTATTATCTACATCTTTTAAAGCTTCTTTAACATTATGTAATGCTTCGTGAATACCTCTGTGTTTAATGCAACTATAAGTATCTTTAATAAAGATAGATACCCATATAGGTTCCATTATATTCATTACAGCATGATGTACTATTCTATCTGGATAATAAGGTAATCTAAATATTAATCTTTCTTTAGGTTCTCTAATTATAAATGCATTATATTCAGAAGTTTTATACGTACCGTTAATTAAATTCTGCTATAGTTTTTTAAGTAATTCTTCTTTATTCTAGTCAAACTCTTTGATATCTTTTCTACTAGATTTATTTCTTCTAGCTTTCTTATCTGCTAAATATAAATTGTCTAAGCTAACAATCTTATCGAATAAATTATTATATCTCTTCATAAATAATATTTTCTGAAATACCTTCACGCATCTTCACTTTCGTTACCAATGCGTTCAAGAAGCATGTCATATTTTACCAAGAGGTAAGGTTCAGCCCTTGATTTTTTGTCAGTTTATAATTTTTTTACGTATTTCAGTGTCCTGACATTAGCATTGGAATTGTCTAACTCATTGTTAGAATTCAAATTGAACAAACCTGCATTAGACTCATTGTCTGAGTTACTGCTGATTTACTCACGACTGCAACCTTTTATTGGTTAATTAAAACCAGTTTTCTTCAGATTCTATAGAATCCAATTGTTCATAATCCTCATCATTTAACTCTAATGTAGCTGGAGCAGCTGGCAATGCCGGTTCACCATAGAAGGTAATTCGAGTCCCGACAGTAGCAGCGGAATAGTCCAACCCACCGTCAGAATCCAAACGGAACAAACCCGCAGCAGACCCACTGCCCGAGCGACCGCCGATTAGAAGAGTTCTAGGTGTAGCTGTAGCACTAGTCCAGTGATAATCACAATAATAAGTTGTAGCACTAGCTCCATTTCCTACTACAGTTGGGAATAGATCTGCCTAATTATTATTAACGAGTTTTTTTACATATTGACCAGTAATTGTACTTTCTTTAAAGTCTTGTAATTCATAACCTGCTGCAATTAATTGCTCTGCAGTAGGATTGGTTCCTCCTTCAAATGTACCAAACTTAGTATAATCTTTGCAGATGTATACACTATTATCAGTACCAGCAACTACTACATCAATTACATTCTTCCATACATGACCAAATGGATTCTCAATACCGCGGTATCTAGGAACATTAACTACCTTAGTACCAGTAGATGCGCCTTCTGCATTAGTATTAGTATGCGTATATTCGATTATACCAGTACCATTGCCTAGTGATTTAGTAACCCCACTGTGTACAAAAGAATATGTAGTAGCTCCATTTACAGTTACAGTTCCTGTAGTTATACCTTCACCTAAACCACCTTGATGATAACCTTCTGCAGTTAAATTAGCATTAAACGCTTTTTGACTATTCAATGTAGCATATTCTACTACGAATAACCAAGTGAGATCTCTGTGAGCATCATAAGTATAGATATTCCAGTTGTTAGTTCTATTGTTATTTCTAGCCATAGTCTGGAATTCTGTTCTAGTTTTGCTTATTATAGGAGCCGTATTACGAACTTGAGTTCTTAATAAATTATTATGACTTGAACTATCTAGATTTACACTTCCCTCGTATGCACCGATATATTTCTTCTCTACTTTAGTGTAACCAGGAAGATTGTATTCACTCATACGGATTTCAACTGTATTATCTGGGGTAGCTATAAGTAATCTATAATGTTCTGGAATTTCTACAAAAGCTTCTACACCAACCCCACTACTATCTTGAGATGAGGTAGTACCATCTTCCCACTTAGTCCAGTCGTTTGCTTTTAAGTATTTCTTAACATTATCCGTATTGCTGATAGTACAACCTCTCATCTTACTCTGGATAGGAAGAGTTCTGTGCATTTCCATATTACCAGTACGTACACCATCAGGACTAGAACTATTAGCTAAGTCAAACTTAACACCATACCACAGTTCATTTTCATTTCTACTAAGCTTACCAATCTCTTCATCAAGAGTAACAGCTGCACTTATAGCACTAGGACTATTTGCTAAGTAATTAGTACTTGATAAGTCAGGCATTTCATTAGCTTCAGTTAAACCTACTTTATCATTTACTTTAAGTATTGTACTTCTAAGCTCTGTAATATCCGCATTTAAAGCTGTCTCTAAACTGTCAATATTACCTTGAAGTTCTGTATCCTTAGCTTTGAGTTCTTTCACTGCATTCTCTCTTGCAACTTTTTCATCATTGATTGCATCAGGAAGAGTCTCGTTGATAGCTAACTTTTCAGCACCAGTCATTAAACCAGCAACAGTATTAGTAGCAGGAGTAATAGTAATATCAGCTAAAGTAGATTCTACATATCTACCATCACTCTTCTATACTCCAGTAAGACTGATAGTAATGTTATTAACATCTGTTTGATCTAATTGGAATGTACTTAATAAATTATCTGGCATAGAGTTAACTACATTCTCCATAGCTTTACCCTTACCACCATCATAAGCAGTACCAGTAATATCACCAATAATAATAGCATTAGAGTCAATATGTATGAACTGTGAACCAGACCATCTAAACTGATAACTTACTTCACCAGGAGTTACATTAACATAGATTTTATCTCTCTCACCTACAATAGGAGTTTCGTGTTCAGCATCTGCATATAACTGTATATTCTAAAGTACTCCAGTAGGAGATACAGTATAAGTAGCATATGCATCCATTACATCATCAACATATGAAGGCAATTGACTAGCAGGTACTTTACCATTGCCATCAAGTTCAGCAAGACCATTAGGTTGACCCTTTAATGCCTTGAAGTCTTGTAAGTCTTCATTCACATCATCAATCTTAGTATCTAGTCTATCTACTTGAGCTTTTACAGCAGCATCCCCTTTGTTAATAGCATCTACTATACTAGTACCTTTAAAGTAGTTATTGCTACTATTATCAGGCAAAGATATAATGTCACTATTCTTATCATAGTTTAAACCAACAGATTGAACAATCTCTTTAATGTGAGTCCATTGGTCTACATTAGCATCTCTGTTTAACGGTATCCACTTCTTAAGATCAGGACTATATGACTTAATAACATTACCAGTACTGTCTGTTGCTAAGTCAATCCAGTAAGAAACCTCTTTAGGATTTGGAGCATACTTAGATGCTATGAAATTAGGATTTTCTTGTTTAACCATATTTGCAAATATTTAATAATTAAATAATCTCCTGTTCTGGAGTATCGTATTCTTTCTATCTCGTATATTCATCATTGAAATATACAATATTGTTTTCATTATGTTATTGGATTTAATGCTACAACTTGACCAGCTTCAGTCTTATCAAAGTAATTAACTACAGCAAATTCCTCATCTGCTGCCTAACCGTCTCTACTGCTTACATAACTCCTAATAAACTGCTGACCTTTCTTTTCACTATTACCCGCTACATATCCATATATGAATGCAGTACTTATACTATCATTGTATATAGTGCCATTCTCATTCATAGCGATTACTTTAATCTATCCTTCCTCAGTCATAGTATCAGTATTCAGACATCTAACAGATCCTATTATTATATCTCCGTCTACATTAGTCTAATCATTCCACGTCTTATACTATTTACCATTAAATGTGACATAACCATTAACGGAAGTACTTAAAGTACCTTTATATGTAAAGTCTCTCTATATCGTTAAATTGGGCATACCTTCTACGCTATCATCTACAGGATTAATTTTATACCATCTATCAACGTATTTAACAGCTTCTCCAACCCATATTTTATTAGGCATACCTTCTTCAGACACCCAACCATCTTTATCAGCGAATACAAATGATTGACCTGTTACTCCCATATCACTACCCTTCATTTGATATGCTTTTACTACAACTCCTCCTTTATAAGCAGTACATTCAACAGTCACAATACCGTCATTTTTATTTCCAAACCAGTTTCCTCTAAGCTATACAATTAACTATTCCGGCATAGTTAAACTAGGATCATTAGTATATACATCTTGTATGGATTTAATGTCTACCATTACACACTCTGCTCCAGATTGAGTGTTATCGCCTCCCCAGTATAAAAACGGTTGAGTTCTATTTTCAGACGAACCCCAACGCCATCCTACTATTTCACTAGGGATACTAGGAGCGTTAGTGATGTTAGTACCGGTATCAAAATCTCTACCGTTAGAATCAGTCCATATGAATCTCAACTATATACTATTGAAATCATAGAAGTAAGCTACATCATCCCTAGTAGGCCATATATGATTTACTCCATCAAATACATCAGATATATTAGTATTGCCTACAGTTCTCTTTTGTAGGGGAACTGCTCGTCCCCCTGCTATACCTAACTCTAACATTACTCACTCTCCTCATCAATAATATTATAAGTCATACCTGCTACTTTAGTAAGCTAATTATATTCAGCTTCAGTACCAGTCCATATAGGTAATGATATCTTACCATTATTAGCACTAGGTAACGCTAAAACAACGCCAGTACCTTTGTTCATTGCCTGTTGTACTGGATCTAATACAGATATCTTATTCTCACTAATAAGTTTATTTATTAGCTAAGTGATATACTCTTCATCAAGTAATTCACCAACATTACCAAGATTATTCTCAATATTAGTAATCTTATTATTGATACTAGTTATACTCTGTTCAATATCATCTATACTAGACTCCAGATTAGTAATTCTGTTGTTAACAGTAGTTATCTTACTATCCAGGTTATTTATCTTACTAGTGAGTTCAGATATACTTTGATTAACTTCATTTTTGAAATCACCTATTGAAGATTCTATAGTAGTATCTATGTAGTTCTTAAGTTCATTCTTAGCTTTAGTAATTTCACTATTTATATAGCTTCTTAAATCACTAATCTATTGGTCAATCTTACTATCTAACTCTTCAATACTAGAATTGATATTAGTAATATCTTGATTTATATCATCAATGTTATTATTGATATCTGTAATATCCTACTTGACATTATTAATATCACCTTTAATATTATTAATCTCATTTCTAATATTACTAATCTGAGTAGTTAACTCTTCTACTTTCTGATTAACGTACTGCCACAGTTTATTAACTTCCTCTTTCAGTTCATCTTTAAATTCAGCCAATTCATTTCTGATTTCAGTTATAGCTTCATTAATAAACTGTTCTATCTAATCAAGAGCTCTATTAATATAATCAATGATAGCATCTACTTGCTTATCATTCAGATCTAGCATCTCCCATGTATTAGTATCATTACGATAATATCTAATACAACCACCATAGTAGTTAGAAGTAACGTCAATCCAATAATCTACTTCTAGAGGATTAGGCTACGTATCTGATGCTCTAAATCTAACTATCTCTCTCTGTAACATATATTATGCTTTAAATGTTGTTATTTTATCTTCTGTTCCATCATCATATACATCGATATGAACCCATGATACACCATCCTCTAAACGTATTTTACATGGCAACAATAAAGGTTTAGCCTTTATCATTTCTCTTACTTCCTCTGCAGTCTTATCATCACATGTGAAATCGATTGCATTACCTGTTACATGTGCAGATACATATACACTCTTCTTACCTTTTACTAAAGGACACAAGTTGCAACGCATACCTCTTTGATGCATATTACCAATATTAATATGCATTGGCATACGTAAGATATCAGTACGTAGACATAATAATACGTGTAGTAACTATGTACTTAAGAACATCCATGATTGTTCTCCAAATCTATTATATATGTGATTACATACTAATTCCTTTACGTCAAAGTAAGGTTTAAGCTGTTTAATTATTTCTTCTCTCGGCATCATTGTTATTCATCATTAGAGCATCACCAACTAGATTGGCTGCTACGTTCATACCAAATTGTTTAGTATCGTTATCTATCTCACTTACCTTTACGTTGATTTGAAGGAGCAGAAGATATATCTGCTCCAACAATTCTCTATCTGTCATATGTGCTAAGTATGGATTCATTAGTAGGTAACTGTCTGTTCTCCTAATTGCAACTAAAATGACTTTACTAACTTATAGCTACCGCTCGAATATACATATATATTTACTAGATTACCGGCGTATGCAGTTCCTCCATTAACTGTTATACCAAGACTTGCATACCAATTAAAAGAAGCACCTGCTATGAACATGAAGTAGTTCCAAACATTAGATTCTACTGGTGTAGTACCTAAAAGGAATAAATAACCATTATCATACGTAAGACTATTCAAAGTTAATCTATTAACTACTTCCTCTGCTTTCCCATCTTGAATAACATTTACAAATGCTTGAGCTCCACTCTCTGCTTGAGTTAAAGTAATCTTAGCAGTTCTCTAAGTTGTTGTTTCATTCTCTGCTACAGTTATATACTTAGTGTTGGTTGTAGTTCTCGCAGCAGCAACCCAAGAATTATTTGACGAGAATTCATAATCTAGAGATTCTGTAGTTTCACTACCGTCGCTTTTAAGTACAGTCTTATAAGATTGCACTGTAAGAGTCTCATTAGTTTCTGCTGCAGTTACACTTAAATTCGTTGGAGTTACGTTAAACGTATATGTAGGAGTATAACCGCTTTGAGTTATCTCTATAGATTGAGTCTTACCAGATTCATTCTATGTAAATACTAGAGTAGTACTTCTAGTACTAGAAGTAGTGTTTTTCAGTATCTCTACAGTTATTTTTCCAGTTGTAGATACAACTACCCAATCAGTACCACCAGAAGTTAAACTATAGCCTATATTACTACCATTCTTAGTAGATACTGTTCTTGGTATGAAAGAGGTACTACTATATGGAGCATCATATGTATTTGGTGTTATTGTAAATACATACGTATCTGCTATGTATGCATCTTGACTAACATTAACGGTAAGTGTCTTACCAGAACCACTCTGAGTTAATACTACTTCTCCACTTCTTGCAGATCCACTATTATCAGATACACTGATAGTCACGTTACTACTAGTAGTAGAAGTAGCTATCCAGCTAGGTTTACTAGACACACTCCAAGATTGACTACTACCATTCTTAGTAGATATTACAGGTATATTGGCAGCAGTTCCATTAGCAGAGAAATCCCACGGGAAGTTTGCACTAACATCTGAAGTACTGCCGTCATCCCAAGTAAATACATAATTATCTGCAGGTGGAGTATACCCTGTTTGAGTTAATTCGGCATAATCTCGTTTACCAGATTCATCCTAATCAAAATATACTTTTGCTGTTCTACCAGTAGTACTAGTAGTTGATTGTATAGTAAACGTAGAAGTACTCTTATTGAATGAAGCCCATGAAGGTAATGTACTACTATCTATGCTATAATCTACATCATAAGTACTGCTACCAACTGTCTTATAAGAACTAATAGTTACACTACCAGATCCACCACTAGAACCTACATTAACCTTATACGGATTAATAGAGAAGGTATAAGTAGTAGAAGGTGTAGCACCAGCTTGAGTAACTGTACAAGTAGCTGACTTACCACCATGAGTTGCTTTAATAGTTGCAGTTCTACTAGATGTAGATGTATTCTCTCCTAATGTTAAAGTACTAGGTGAAGAGCTACTACTAAGACTACCTAAGTTAGTAGATAATGTAGGATTACCTGTTTCTTCAGTAACATCTCCACTAGCCCAATATACAGTTCTCTTAGCACTAGCTGTAATAGTAGAAGTACCTCCACTACTAGATACACTAGTAGGATTAGCTGATACAGTTATTACCCATTCTCCATATGAACTAATACTATCCGCACTCTATGATAAATTAATAGTAGCTGTTTTATTAGATTCATTCTGAGTTAAAGTAACTTTACCCGTTCTACTTGAAGTAGTCTAATTAACAGAAGCACTTACTGTAGTTCCACTTATAGAAAATCCAGTACCAGATGCGCTACTAGTTTTTAATGATACACTTATATCACCACTCTATTCTACTCCATCTAATACCTTTCTTTTGTAGGAACTATAAGTAAACTATTTACTACCACCACCAGCTCCAAATGACATACTAGTAGGAGATACTGTTAAATAGTAATTCCAAGTCTCTGCCTTCTTACGTATATCATCTATCTTTACACATTCATTAGCTCCATAAGTAGAAGCATTCTCAATGACTATCAATGAATTAATAGCTAAAATCTAGGTCTTAGTAGGACATTCTGTCCCACTCTTACCTAGACTAAGCTTACTTAATATCATAGAATATGTTGCTATTTCATTACTCATGCTGCTTATTCTTTAAAGTTTCTATTTCAGCTTTAAGCTTTTCAATCTCATCCTTAAGCATCTTAACTCCTTCAATAGCTAATACACCTAACATTTCATACTCTACCTTCTTAACCTTAACATACTCTTCACCATCTTTAGTGAATGATTCAAACTGTTCGGGATTACTTACTTCAGACTTAAGAGTATCACTTTCAGTTACTATGTCCTCAAAACCTAATTCCTCTAAGTTCTATGCTATAGTACCTATCTGCTTCTAATCATTCATTATAAATGACACAGTAGGTATAGAGCATATCTATTCTAAAGTATAGTCTAATGGTTTAATGTCTGATTTTAAACGAGCGTCAGATTCTTTGAAGAAGCCACCGGCTGCGTATATTTTTTCAGTAGATAAAATACCACCTAACACATGTAGTTTTTGAGATGGTGTAGTAGTACCACCTATTACAACGCCTCCGCCATTACCACACATTATAATATTTTTGGTTCCATCCATATTTCTATGGTTTAAATATAGATGACCAGAGTATGAATTTATTTCATTTGTGTTCTCTATGTTTACACTACCAGCTGCTGCAATAATATTATCTCCAGCATATATAGCTTGTTTAGGAGTTATAGTTACTGCTCTAGCTACTCCAGAAGTAGGCATAGCAGCATTAGTTATACTTTGAACTAGATTATCTTTTGAAGCACTGGTATACGCATGAACATAGAATGTCTAATAGTTTCTTGTCTATTTAAACCACAAATGAACATACCCTTGATGTATAAATGCTTTTATATCACCAAAGCTAGTTCCGTTGTTGACTCCAGTAGGGTGTAAAATCTCATTATTGTCGTCATAGTTATAAAACTATATTACTGTATCAAATGGAGGTTTACTATCATAAGAATTACCAAAAATTCTTACTGTTACCATTGTGTTACCATTAGATGGTATTCTTAGTTTTACTAAACAACCCTTATCGTAATTATATGCAGTATATGGGGAGTATCTTTTATCTAACTCATTAGCATAATTACCTTTATGAAGTAATTTATAATGAGTACCTCCATAATAGAAAGTTGCTCCTTCATCTAAACTATCTACTCTACCTAATGATATACATGGATGAGTTGTCAGTTTATCATTGTACAAATATGCACCTAATGAATTTGTATACCCTACTTCTGCAGTTTGTGCTCCGCTATTAATAAACTAAACATAACTAGAAACATCAGTTCCATGTAAAGTTAAAGGAGTTACTGATGAAGTTTGATTTATTGTTGCTGGTACAGTTATAACAGAACCTGACGAATTCCATCTCTGCCAAGTACCACTACCTTCATAGTTAGTGCCTATATAGCAATGAACAAAATTCTATCCTGATCCATATGCTCCAAATTTAGCTAATACTGTGTCATTAGCATTAACAAATTCATAACCTCTATTCCAACCTCCTACAGTAGGAGTAGCCTTAATAGTAAAGACTCCGTCAGTACGTAAAACACAGTGATAACTATTAGTATTACCCACTGTTAAGTTACCAGTCATAGTATCACCGGCTTTCTTTACAAAAGCAGATGGACTAATACCACCAACTGTATCAGCATTACCAGCATTAGCTGGCTTACCAACGCTTACAGTCTATGCACTACCTCCAGATGGAGTTACTGTGAAATTACCAGCAGAACCATTAGCAAATGTATAAGTAGTATTAGTATTCTATGCAGGTATACCTAATGCAGTTATATCAGCTTTAGTTACAGCAGTAACACTAGCTACATGACTAGTAGAGTCAGTAGAGAACTTATAGAATCCAGATGCTTTACTAGGTGCAGAACCAGCAGGATGTACATAGTTATTATATGTAGCTCCTTTAGTTAGAGTAAGAGTATCGCCACTAATAGATGCAGTAGTAACAGCATTACCAGAACCAGCTACGGTTACTTTACCAACCTTCTTAGCTAATTCTGTATTCATAGTAGACTACAGATTGTTGATGTTAGTCTGTAACTGATTATCACCATCCTTTCTAGCTTGAATCTCTACATTCAGATCGTTAGTAATCTCAGACGAACTACTCTCAATAAGCTCTTCCAATCTATCTACTTCAGTAGTTACTCTATTATCTAGATTAGTAATTCTATTAGGTATATTGACGTCTAAGTTCTATTTATCAGTAGCAGTCATTACACCAGCTGCAGATTGTGTAGCAGCAGGTATAGTCTATGACTTAGTAATAGGATTAGCATATGAATTACTAGCTGCAGATAAATCAGATTGCTTATAGTTAATAGTTACACTAGTTGCATTTCTAGATGTTGCATCCATACCAGTAACTAGGTTATTAGGTAGTGAATCAAGCTTATCACCTGGATTCTCTATACTACCAAATTCATTATATAAATCATCTAATCTACCTTTATCTACTGCAGACATAGCACCAGCATTAGTAGTTGTAGCTGATGGTATATCTATATTATCATCTTGCAGAGGACCGTAATTTAAACCATCTTTAGCTGCATACTTATAGTTAATCTTAACTAATTCACCAGTACTAGTAGTAGGAGTAAGGTATGAAGTAAGCTTAGTAGGCATACTATTTAAAGCATCTCTATTAGCTTTACCTTTATCTCCAGGATATGCAGTACTAGGAGTTTCACCTAATGCCAAACTCTAACTAATCTCTAAGTATTGAGTACCAGTCCATCTGTATGTCAGATTAGTATCCTTAGCTACATATATCTTACCTGTTTCGCCAGTTTGAGGAAATTGAGCTTTAGTAGAGAACTCTAATACATCATCTACATAAGATGGTAATTGAGCTGCAGGAACTTTACCAGTTGAGTCTAATTCAGCTAAACCACTAGGTTGACCTTTAGTACTAATAAATGCATTTAAACTATTAGTAATAGTAGTATCACCTGCTTTCCTATTTTCAATCTCTTTCTGTAAAGCATCTTCTAATGCATCAGTAACTCCATCAAACTTATTCTCTATACGGTCTATCTCTGCTTCTCTATCAGCAATCTCCTTATCAATCTTATCATCAAGATCGTCTATTCTATTATTTATATTGGAGTCAGCTTCCTTTAGTTCTTCAATCTATCCAGGAATAGTAGTATTAAGTTCTACATAGTCTTCCTTACTCATTAGACCATCCATAGATGCAGTAGCATTAGCTATACGTATATCCATATAGATATTGTTACCACTCTTAATAGTATTCCATGATACACAAGGAGTACTATTCTGTCTAAAGGTAATACCATTAGTTACTAAATCATAAGTAGTTGTATTAGTACCATCTTTAAACTTAATGTTAGTTAATGCTAAATTACCTATATATACATACTGACCATTATCTGTAAGTACTTTAGTACCATCTCCAGTAGTCTTAATAACTGTAGTAGTATATTGTTCTTTACTATAGTTTAATGAACTATCTACAGTAATAGTATCAAATACTACTTGAGATATATTATCGGTACCTTCTTCTTTAATAAAATCAGGAGATTCAATATATATAGTACCACCAACTATAGCTACTTCAGTTGCCAAGTCTAATCCATTTCTATTAGAGTTAATAGTATAGACAAGCTTACCTTCTTCTATAGCTTGCTTTAATGCGTCATAATCTTCTTGACTTACTTTACCATCAACGATAGTAGGATCAAAGATATACATAGTCATATCTTTAAACTCTATCATTCGGATCTTACCATTTCTTTCACCATCTTGGAATGGAATCATTTCCTATCCTGTGACAGCAGTACGTTCTGAAGCTTGACTAATCTTTAAACCTTTAATTCTTGCTATCATTGTCAATCAAATTATTTTCTTTCTACTATTCTAACAGTACTACACCGTTATCTTCCCATAACCAAGGATCTGCATCCTCTGTCAACAATGCTAATACATAAGGATCGTATAATCCTCTAAAGTATCCATTACCACAACCACACTTAATACAATACGGTTTGAGTTTCATAGGTATACCACTATATAACTATGGTTTAACCTAATGTAAGTATCTCTTTAGTATTTCAGAATCTATAGGAGTAGTAACACTAGATGTGTTACTAAACTCCAATAAATCTGTTAATTCATTGTATACTATGGTTGCTACAACATCTCTATTGTTCCTAAGTATATTAGTTTTAAGTATAGAGTTTGTTTTACTATTTATATATTCTTTTGCTTTATCCATAGTAGTTCAATTAAGCTACACCAACACAAATACCACCTATAAAACGTAAACCATTTTTAGTACCAGTCCATCCAATATATGTACCGCTAGAGTTAGTTACTGTAATCATATTTTTCATAACATCTATGTGAGTATTTACACCATCGGATACAGTCAATCCTAGTGGAGATATGTACGCTTTATTACCCTAAGAATCGTAAGCAGTTACAGAGATAGCGGCAGAGGCATCATCATCTAAAGCCTTTATTTCTACTCTAGATGAATCTATTCCTGTTGGGTTCTTTAGTACTATTGAAGAAGTAGTATTATCATAAGTAATAACTATATTATCCAGAGTGCTATTCTTTAATGAAAAACTACCACTATCAATTATAGCGTGGTTAGAACCAGTTTGTCCAATAGTAATAGCTCCCGTAGTATCTAACTTAAAATCTGTTACTGTAGAAGATCCTGCATAATGCTAGTAAGACATTCCTTCATCATTAACATAGAATTTAGGTATGCCCATATTAATACTCAGTCCATCTATACTAAGTTCAGCTCTTTTATTTGCTGCAGGATTGCTAGATGATACTACCTTTTGGAATGTAGCTCCATCTATATCTATAGTGGCAATACTACCATTACCTCCAGATACATTACCAGATTCTAATTGTATAGAAGTGTTAGAACTATCAGCTGCTAAGTGTATACCTCCAGCTCCAAAGTAAGCTTCACCATTCGCAAAGTCTAGCAAGAAGTTAGGTCTAAACGAGTTAGAAGTATTCATAGGATCTGAAGTATTAATCAAATGATATTCAGAACTATCACCATCACTAGCATTCTTACCTCTTTGTGAGAACATCAGGTTGTTATTAAATACAGCTCCACCTACTAATGAGTTAGGTGCAATAAGTAAGTCAGTATAGATTGCTTCGTATCCTTCTAACTTAGTCCATGCGCCAGATGTATCTGTAGCTGGAGATACATTATTCTATTGAGTACCAATCCACGTCATTACTGATTTCAAGAAGTAATAGTTACCATCACTAGTATCATATACGTAAGGAGCTTTTTCTCCATCGTTAATATAAGGAGTACTAGTACTATATATACCCATAGGATATGCTATAGGTTGTGAACCTACTGGATCTGGAGTAATTATACCACCCATAGGGTTAGGTTTAGACCATGCAGTTTCCATGTTATCGTCAATAACTCTACACTGAATAAACCATATGTAATTATACTCATCACCTTTAGTAAGCTCAGGAACATCCATAGACCAACCTGTAGGGTTTCTCTTCCATTTCATAGTATCATTCCAAGCTTCACCAGTATATGTAGTTTCAGTACCTTTACAGTATCTAACCTCATAACCTACTCCAGGAATACCTGAACCACCATTATCACCAGTCATACCAGTCATATAGTATGGATCACACCATTGTTCCATTAATGTATTATCTCCACCATTTATAAGAGCAAATGTAGCCCATAATACTTTACCACTACTTAATGCAGGCGCAGTAGAACTCCATCCTATAGGATAACGTTCAGCTGCATTTAACTAAGGAGCGATTTCCCAACTATTGTTTCTAGCAAATCTGTATTCATAGTAGTTACCATCCATGCCTTGAACCTTACCTACATTTACCCAGTCACTACCATTCCATACCCATAAGAAGCCATCAATAACCCAACCGTCTCCTATTTCATTACCACTAGTTGGAAGATCATCTGTAGAATCTAAAGTGCCTTTAATGATAACCCCCTGCCCGGTTACTTTTACTACAGCTCCCCATTCTATTACAGAACCTGTTTCACCTTGAACTAATGCTACAGATTTCCACCATATACCAGTAGACATATCAGGAGTAAGTACCCAACCATCACCAGGATTATATGGGTCATTACTAGTAGGCTTCTCAGGTTGAGTCTAGCTCTATTTAAATGCTTCTACTTGATAATTGAAGTTATTACCATCAAGACCAGGTACACCTGTAATTAAATAAGGTCCTTGCCAACCTCTTTCATCCTCAGGTAAATTTTCATCTATTACTAACTAGTTGTCAAAAGTAACAAGAGCTTGAATGCCCCATATAGCTTCTTTACCAGTAGCAGTAGGCATACCTACACTCCAGGTACTACCAGGATTAATATTCAATCTATCTGGATCTCTAGGTTTAACGTCGCTACCAGATGTCTTAGTATACATTACTCTAAGGTGTTGACCATCTTGACCATTGTCTCCATATTTAGCCCATAATGATGGAGAACTAAAGTTGCCCCATTTATGTGTATCACCTTTATACTTTCTCTGACTAACCCATTCATATTTAAACTCTTCACTTACTCCCTTAGGATCATCTGTCCAAGGTTGTTCACCAGGAGCTGATTGAGGTATATATTCATCCTGATCTGGATTATTATCTGTAATCTCTGCAGGAGAAGCAGGTAACTTGGTACGCTGATATATATACTCTACTCCATCTCCATCTTTACCATTCACTCCCCATTTGGACCAAATAGTAGGGTCACTCCACTCACTCCAACTACCATCAGTTTGTAAGTTATGTGAACAAACCCATTCACATTGATATTGTTCGCTAATACCTGTTGGATGATCAGTCCACCCTTGTCTAATAGCTTCAGTCTGACTATTACCTGTAGGTTTAGTAGGAGTAACTAAACTAGTTACAGTAAGCTTATATACAAACTCAATATTACTACCATCTGAACCATCATGGCCATCTGCACCTGTAAGTCTCACAGGTGTACTCCAAGGTACTACTATTGTGCCTTTACTAGAGAAAGTAGCAGTAGACATCCATACATAACCATTAGGATTACTATCACTACCAGACCAACCTTCAGGATATGTAATAGTATTAGTATCGTAATCCCAGCTACCTCCTACAGGAGTATCGGGTCTTTGTATAGTTTTAGTAGATTTGTATGCTATTACTACTCTAGTAGTATCTCCGTCTATACCTGGTACACCATCAATACCATCCTTACCGTCTTTACCGTCTTTACCATCTTTACCGTCCTTACCTGCATCTCCTGTTCTACCTGCTGGTATACCAAATGAGAATAAGAACTTATCTTTATCTAAAGATACAGATGCTGTAGGAGTACTTGATTCATATACATCCTTAATCGCAGCTTTAAACTTAGAACTACCTATAACTATATCAGCTACAGATTCAAGTGGTAATTTGTAGTTATTGTCTTTCTCTGCAGTAACAATGTATTCACCACCTGTAGCTTCAAGCTTCTCTTCTAAGTCTAATATCTTTACACCATCGCATTTTTGTGTCATATCTCTTTATTTTATAATTTACAATAACCGTTACTGCAATTTCCTGTACTGCAAGTATTATTAGAACAAGAGTAACAAATACCACTAAATAAAGTAGCAGAGTTACGCTCTTTCTCTAAATGAAGACACTTATCGTTTTCTGTATTGAAACAATCACCTTTCTGAGTAAGAATAGCATTGTTACAGCAAGTACTAGCTGCACATTTTGGTTTAATAGATATCTCAAGTAATCTACAGATATCTACATATAATTGTAAAGCATCGCGATAGTAATCGGATGCTAAAGCATACTCAAGCAACTATCTCTTAAAGACTACTAGCATTATATTCTGCATAGTCTAATCATCTAAACAAGTTGAACAGTGAGTATGTAATTTCCTAATCTCTGCCATATATACAATTGAAGGATTGTAGTATATGCCATGAAAATGTATTTCTTCCTATTCCGTAAAACATCTTAAAGTAACGTATTTCATATTCCAATCTAGTTCTAGAATATCGTCATTAGTTACAGTTACATTATTATCGGAATCTACTGTAATATTCTCAGAAAAGCTAATGTTATGTATAGGACTGTCTTCAAGTATGTTCTTTAAATTCCATACTTCATCTATATAAACTTCCTTACTATAGCTGCTAAGGTCTACTTCAGTCTCTATCTTGAAGGTCAGTTTATCACCATCTATTTGTATATTTGTTAATTTGTCCATATATCAACAATAAAAAAAGTGGAGAGTGGAATATTCCACAACTCCACTTCTGTAGTTTGTAAAAGGAATCTTATCCCAAATTCAATCTCTCTAACGTGGATTAGGCAATTGTCTTACCAGCAATAAATGACTGAATACCTTTATCTACAATAGAATCAACTAAACTAGGACAATAAACTTCCGTAGTCAACGGAGTAGTCTTGATGTACTGATTATCATTGCTCAAGTACAGGTTATCGTTTTCGATGATAGCATAGTCATATTCTGCATCTTCTACTACTTTACGAACCTGTTCAACAATAGGATATGCACCAGTAAATACATGACCTTTATAACCCATATTACGTACTTCTGCATCACGTACTTGCTTCCAATAACCCTTGCCCGGATTACCAGCAGTCTTAACAATCGTAGCACCTACAACTGCCTTAGGCTGATTAGCAAGCAATGCGCCAGGAATAGTTTCATACAGAGAAGCTTCCATAGATACAACGCTGTATTCATTCAAAGAGTAAACACCTTCGTTATCATCCTTCGGCATAGCAGTCAAAGTCAGAACTGCAGCAGAAGCAGAAGCCTGTACTCTACGATTCTTATGAGCATTGATCTTCTTCAAGAAAGCGTCTACTAAATCTTTAGCTGTAGTAGTTTCAGCATATACTTCATAAGTATGAGTAAACTGCCAAGCAGCTTCATACATATCCTTATAAACAATACGCAAAACGTAACGATTACCAGCAATAATAGTAGCGTTAGTTAAAGTGATTACAATCTTTTCTTCAACAGGAGCTACATATTCGCCAATTACTGCAGACGGTTTAGAAGCTTTCTGGATTTCAGTAGAGAAATCAATATTAGCTTTCTGTGCTACTGTACCATCAGGCATAGTAACATTCATCTTTTCACCTGCTACACCTACATACAGAGAGTTAGCATTTACTGCATCAGCAGCAGTTTTAATAAGAGCCTTATTCTCATCGAACAAAGCAACATCACCAACAGCCAAAGCATCTACTGTAGTGTAAGAAGCCGGAGCTTGTTTTCCGATTAATACGGAGTGTACTGATTGTAACATATTAAAATATTAAAATTAAATTAGACATTAGCGCTTAGTCTATTCGCTTACTTTCTACTTTCATTATTTCAGATTTCCACGGCCGTAAGCGCCTTAATTATTCGTTCTAAGATTTTTTAGAACTAGTATTAGGTATAGTCTGTACTATCATTTGAACTGCTAGATCGACTATATCCTAATGTGTATTTTCTGGTAAATCTGTATACTCTTTAGTTAAATCCTAGAGAGTACCTAAATCCTTGGCTTTTCTTAAGTAGGTAAGTTCATAAGAACTTATATCATAATTACCATCAGTATATAATACAATTTTATTGTCAGTATATACTCTAATAGGCTTTGCTTGATTATAACGCAATCTGTGATCTGATAGACTATTACTTAGTCTAGAGCTTACTGTCTCTATTGTAGCCTCTATTACATCAGACTCATGAGTAATTAAGTTATTACATTTATTATCCTTTATACTTATGTATACATTTTCACCAAGTGCAAACATATAATCTTCAGGATAATCAGCTTCCCATTTATTACCTAATTTACTAAAGCTATAAGTAGTATAGCTCTTAGTATTCACTAAAGTACGTATGTTATCAGTAATCTCTTGATTCCTCTAGAATACTCTAAAATTCTATTTGACATATTCGTCTTTAGCTTTATTTATAAAATGAAACAAAGTATCTGAAGGAAACTTGATAGTTTCATTATAATGAGGTATGATATTATTCAGCTGCCTCTCTACATTTATTTGAAAATCTCTCTCACACATAATTATTCAGATACTTGGTTTAACTAAAACTTAGAAGATTGTCTTTGAGATTCTATATTCTCTAAAGCAATTACTACTGCTCTATTAATAATCTCATACATAACATCTTCAGGGAAGTCTAATTCTTGTTCAGGTTTAGTATAATCAAACTTAGTTGGTTTCTTAACATAAGTTAGATCTACTCTATAGAACTCTGTATTATCTTCTACTCTTGGAGCATACATAGGATCCTGCATTAAAACAGGATCTACATATACTAAGAGTTTATCGTTTTCTAAAGTAGCTACTGGATTCTCTACCCAAGGTATATTATTGTAAGTCTACTTAAAAGGCTTTACTAACTCATGACTAGTAAGTACGCAGTTAGTCTAGAATTGTCCATACTTAAGTAATACACTAAGTATAGTCATTCTATTATCTTCATCATGAATATCTTCTAATGCATACTCATTATAGTCTGTATGTACAGCATGAAGGTTAACATCTGTAGCTATTAACTTCTCTATTTCAGATAAGTTAGATACAGAACCTTCCAAACCTACTCTTAATGCATTGTTACCAGTAATCTTATTACTTAAGATTTCTAACTATGCTTGATTAAGAAATAAGTCTACTTCTTCATCTAAGAATGCTGGGCATCCACCATAAGCAATACCTTCTGCATTCTTATCCAGAACTACCTTGAAAATTATATGAGAATCTTTATTAGTCATTACTTAGATTTTATTTCCTACATTATTGCCAATTTTATTTCTTGATTCTTCTTATCCTTAAGATAAGCAATTACATCTTCAAGACCATTACCAATTAAATCAGTACCAAAGTAATATTGAGCACGATTCTTTCTAATAATGTTTTTAGCAATAGCTTCTTCAATTACGAAGTTAATTTCTTTATTAGGGTTATTTACCCATTTCATCAAGAACTTAGAAGGATCAGCTTCAATAAATTCTGACAATTTAGCTTCAGCAACTTCATTAGACATAGAGTCTGATTTCATACCATAAAGGCGTAAACACTTACGCATTTCTTCAGTAGACATCTTATCCATTTCTCTATATGCTTCACGCTTAACTTTATTGAACTTATTCTGTTCCTCTGCTTCACTATCCTTATTAATCATAACATAATCAGTACCGGGTTTGATATTATTTAAACCATTTGCTACTCTTTTATGATTCTTAAGGAATAGATACTTTAATTCATCCTCAGGTCTATTAGTATCAAGTACTACATCTTTTCTTCCTATCTTAATAGCAAAAGTATCCCAAAATGTACTATTTGGAGATAACTATCCCTCAGGATAACCAATTTCTTTTTCTAATCTAGTTGCATCTTCTGCAGATAAACCAGTGTATAGGTTACCAGATCTAGTCCAGTAAGAGCTTACATAATCAAAACATGTAGGCCATTTAGTAATCCCAGTCCAGGGATTAGTTTTAATTATTCTAACGATTACTTCCATAATATAAAATATTAGATTATCAAGTTAGTAGGGGCCCTAAGGCCCCTTTTGTATTATAACCGTGACTCAAATTATTGTGCGTCACATATTAATTCTCCACATGCGCGGGGATCTCTAAGCATAATACCCATTTCACCAAGGAAGAATACAGTATAACCGTCCTTACCATTAGATCTCAGAGTATTAATAGACTTACCATAACCAGACGGAAGAACTGCACCACCAGTAGTCCAAGTTACGAATTCACGATCCTTACGAACTACCTTAACGATATTAGCTTCACCATCACGTCTACCCAGATCCAGGAATGTCATACGATATGATTCCAGCGGTTTCAAAGTAACCGGATGTAACTTACGATTGTAAGTAATATCGTCATACAGCGGGAAATACTTCAGAGTCAACTCGATACCATTAGTCATCTTATAAGTCTTGAACTGACCGCCAAAAGTAAGGCTGTCACCAGAACCAGTTACAAATACAGTATCAATAAGGTTCATGTTAACTACCTTTTCCTTCAAAATTCTATCGAATTCACGGATACCCATTTCACCAGTCAATGCAACAAACTTACGTTCGTTAGTACCAAGTACATTATAAGACAGGTCAAATAGGAAGTCTTCCAACAGTTCTGCAGTAAGATGAGTATAGTAACGTCTATTAGACGGAGCAATCTGTTCCAACAGACCGGCGCCAATAAATACCGGACGGCCGTTAGTACCTTTCAGATTACAAGAACCATCTTTGTTTACATTAGATTTCATGTAAACCAAGAAACGTTCACATCTCTTATACCATTCACGCAGAGCTACCCATTCCTGATAATCAGCCCACAAATAAGACTTCTTACCAGTCTTAGGATCTTGCAAAGCAATAGCCATTACTGTAGAATAAGCTGAACCAGTAATATCATAGTTGATACGAATTGTAGTAAGATAATTACGCATCTTGAAGTGAGTATTATAGTTCAGGATATCACCCTCTTCACTGTACTCTTCAACAGCAGAAGCCAGACGAGATACTTGGCAACCCGGTTTCAAGAGTTCTGCAGGAATATAAGAAGTAGGCTGACCATCAGCTACAAAACAAGTATATACCCACAAGTTACCATCTTGGTACGGAGCACCTGCTACACGTACTTGGAATTCCTTATCGTCAAATTCCAATACAGCAGTAGGACCAAACCAGTTATCTTCTAACCACAGCATAATCGGTGTATTGCCAAGACCTGCAGTTGAATCATCTGTAATAGCTGCGCCATTCCATTTTGCATCTCTAATTGTAACTGCTCTATCGGCATCAATCATTACATTCCACTCCCAGCTCGGTTGGTCGATAGTCATTACATTACCAAGACCACCAGTAAGCATATCCAAAGAAGTGTTGTAACCATTATCCTTAGTTCCAAATACATAAGACAACACGGTAGCAACCTGATATGGATTCTATTGAGAAGCCGCAGAAATCTTAGCGGTATCAATCAAATCACTGAACCATTTACCTTTGTATAAAACTAAGTTATTTAGAATATTATTATCCATAAAATACTAGTAATTTTAATTTTTATTAGTTAATATTAATCTGCACGTAATCTTCGCGCAAAAGAATTCCACATAGACTCGGTGCTAGTGTTATCCTGTTTCTTAGTCTTTCTACTTACTCCTGTTCTATTAAGACTATTCTTAAACTTGTTAATAGCTGCATTTTGACCTTTTACTTCGGCGGCTTTTACAAGTGTATCTCCTTTCATAGTAAAGTAGGCAGACTCAATTAAATTTTTTACGCTCTTAGACCAATCTTTTTGAAATTTGGTCATACCATCAGAGGTAGGTTTGAATATATATTCCAACAGTATTTGTTTATCCTTTTCTGGAATTTTAACACCGCGGATATTATCCATGCCCTTTATTTCGTTGACAACGGTATCAAAGTACTCCTGTTGACGTTGGGCTGCGAGCTTAGCGGCATTTTCTTGGTCTTTCAATAGCTGTTGTTTCTTATTCTCTCTTATGTCCTTAAGGGCTTCAGCAGCATCTTGAGACTCATCTTCAAGAATACCGGCTTCCTCATATTTAGTAAGTTTCTTTTCAATCTATTTAGCATTAAAACCCTTTTCTTTAAGGAATTCTTTCAATACTAACTTCTGATTACTTTCATCTTCGAGATCGATATCATCAAGATCAATTTCATTGTCAATTGAGAAATAATCTCTCAAATTACCACCATTCTTAACAAACTTATCAAGTTGCTCAACTTCTTCACTAGCGTATTGTGGTACTGAGTTTTCTTCAATTACATCGTTAAAGTAATCAATAAGATCTTCAACGGTCTTGGGTTTATCATCATCCTCAATGTCATCCCAACCTAACTTTTCAGACAAAGAATCAAAGAAACCTGTTACTATGGTAGTTTCATCAGTAGACTCTTCTGGTTCTTCTTCCTCAACTTCAGGTTCCTCTGTTTCTTCCTTTGTAGTAGTTTTAGGTTTAGCTTTAGATTTAGATTTTACTTCTTTATCTTCTTCTTCAAGCTCTTCCTCTTTCTCTTCCTCAGTTTCAGTTTTAGTATTCTTACGAATATTATTTAACTCTTCTTCACTGAGTTCTTCTCCTACTCCTTCAAGATCAATTTTTGTTTCTTCCTCTTCCTCATTAGTAGGAGAAACAATAGGTTTATTCTTTACACTTGCTCCTGGCATGAGTTCTTCAAACACCTCAAAACCGTTCAATGTTATATTATCCATAATTATATATAATTAGATTTATTATTTTTTCTTTCTTCCTTTATGTCTCCATTTTTTCGCATTCTGAGCAAAGATAGCCCTCTTACGTGTCAATGGATTTTTACTATGAGTAAGTTCTTCTGTAGTTTTACCAGTTCTTTTCTTTAAGGCATTAAACTTACCTCTATTCTTCTTCTTTATGTGAATACCACCATACTTATATGAAGGTATAGGGTATTCCGGCATGATACCTGTATAATCTATTAGATCACTCATCTTTGTTATTATTAAAGTAAGCATTAGCTCCTAATGCAGTAGTACCAAGCAACGGAATAGTGTTAAACCATTTAGTATACGCATTAATATTCTTATGCTGTTTAAACATCTTCTTTATAGGATCACTATCAGACATTTTATCTAGATACTTCTTAAGTAGAGTAGACGATACTGGTTCATCTAAATTCTATACATCTCCATTCTATTTGAGCATAGTTCTTAGCTAATTCATATAAGCTTTCTATTCTGTACCTTTTCTATAATAACTGGTAGCATCTGTCTATTTTAATGAATTCTCTAGCTGTTTTAACATATTATTGTTAATAGTTGTATTTGCATTTCTACTAATTATATAATCAGTATAATGATTCATCTCATGATTAGCTAATTGCATGGGATCTCTATACATTCCTGTGTTTACCCATAAATCAAACTCATTAGGTTCTGCTCCTACTCCGGTCTTATTAAATCGTTCTTCTGCAAATGGTTTAGCCTATAATCTTCCAGAAGCTACCATATCTTTGGGTTGAACTTCAGGTAAATCAAAGTACCTATGTTGATACAAATCATCAAGTAGATCATAAGTTTCACTATAATTAGTACCGAATATTTTATCTGCCTATTCAGCTCTATTACGGTAAGGTATCGTATTAATATCTTCTAGAACTCTATTTCTAGAATTAGCTATATCTGATAAATAATCTCTTTTCTTACTAATATTATCCAGAGCCTAATTTATTAAACTTTGTTCAGTTCTATTTACAGTAGGAATGTATCTAGCAGCAGCTTTTACATTTCTTAAACCACTAGGAACAAAAGGTAATACTGTAAGAGCGGCTAGTCCAGCACTCAACCAATCTCTATTCTTTACAGCATTATAAGTATCTCTAGCTGATATAGCATCTCCAATAGGAGTCATATTAGCAGCATCTTCAAGACTGAACACAGGTTTTAAACCTTCTTCTAAAGGTCTACCACTGCTACTTCTACCTGTAGCCTGATAGAATCTTTCCTTCTCAGGATCACCTACCTCACCGCCATCTGCAAGTGTTTCTACTTTCCAATCCCAATAGCCTTTACCGGGATTATTTTCCCGGTAAGACTTTAGGTTCTGCATTCTCTATTTAAATGCTTGTCTATCCATATTAGTACTTACATGCTTCTAAGTACATCTTTAATAGATTAACTAAACTTTCAGGATCTGAAGAATGTGCTCTAAGACATATCATTGGTTCTTTATCTGTTTCACAAAACTTATCGTGTAGTACTAAATAATAAGTTAAAGCACTACCGTCTATATTACTAGTGCACCACCAATAACATCTATAATTTTCATTCAGATCTTCAGGGTATTTCTACTAAAGATATTTCAATGTTTCTTCACTATCCATAATTTTTCAATTATTTCTTTCCACCTTTTCCACCTTTGGATTTCTTACCTCCACATGCCATAATTAATCTCTCCTATTATTTAATTGTTTTAAGATACTGTCTCCAATTCTTCTTATTAGCCTTATAAGTCTTCTTTCTATCCTTAATCTTGTACTTATCAAGATCTTCAGGCTTACGTGTTTTCAGATAATCAAAGTTATCGTCATTAGCATAAGCTTCCATCTCATAAGGAATAGTATAGTAAGCACTAGATGCAGGGTATATAATTGGGTTACCTTTAATCCATTCCCACACATAAGACCAATAATAACTTATCCATCTCTTTTTATCTTTAGCTTCATAGAGATGAATATTTTCATGATTCCAAGTAGTAGGCTTAATCTGAGATTCAGGTTTTCTACTTAACAAGTAACCACACCAGCTCATTGCAGAATAACCACTAAATGGATAGTGATCCATATGTTTATATTCTACTTTATCTGCTTTTACTTTAGTGAATAGCTATTTAATTATCCACCATGTTTCTTTAAACCAATTCATAATTATTTCTCTCCTGTTACTTTATTCTTAATCGCAGTTTTGGCTTTTAATCTTTCTCTCTCCATTGCTGCCTTGTCTTTGGCTGCTTGTAACTTCGTTTCGTGATCCATTCTTTCCCTTTCAAGCTGATTTTTCTTATCTTCTATCTCTTTCTTCATCTTTTGCTCTCTAATCTTAGCATTGAATTCAAATTGTTTAGAAGCTTCATCAGATGCTTGCTTACGTTCAGCTAAAGCTTGCTGGGCTATCTCTACTGGATCTGGAATTCCATTACCATCTTGATCCATATTCTCAGCACCTCTATAAGCATTAAGTTGAGCTACAGTAATCTTAGTAGCATTATCCTGATCTATCTTATATTTCTCAAGATCCATTTCTGCTTCTTTAATCATAAGCTCCTCTTCCTTAATCTCATTTTGCATTTGAATAGCTTGCTGTTCACGTTCTGCTTGAGCCTACTCCATAGCCTGTTGCTGTTCCATACGTTTCTGCTCAATCTCCTCTAATCTAGACTTAATCATACTAATATTATCCATAGTAATGATTTCGGCTATATCGAGTAAGCTAGCTCCATTCTGCATAGCGGGTTGCATTAACTGCTTAAGTGTTTCTATATACTGTTGATTCTTAGTAGTATCTTCTATAAAGATATCAAAATCCTCATAAAGCATATCATCTGATAGTGTTAAGAATGCTCTAGTAGCATCATCTAATATATATTGTAGATGTGTTTTACTACCATCTTTCCAAGCCCATCTAGCAGTATTAAGCAACATAGTTAAGCATTCTCTCTTTACCTAATTGTGTGTCCAGAACCAAGGTTCAGTAATGTGAGCTGATTGTACCACAGAACGTTCTACATTACCTACTAATTCATTAGATGAAATAGACCCTTCTCTTTGCTTACTAACTCCAGATATCTCAGACAGCATACTTTCAATCTTATCCATAAGATTAATATACTAGTCTATAGTATTGGCCATAGTAAGATCAAGAGCTGTAATCTGATTAAACTAACTAGGTTTACCCCCTTCTCTACCAGGTATGTCCCATCCTTCCTCATACGGATTAATAAAGTTTACTCCAAGAGCAGATAAGTAATGCATCCATTTAGATACATCTATATTCATAGATTTTGGTATCTAAGTAATGTCCATATTTACTACTTTACCTTTATCTCTAGCCATAGCAAGCTCAAGTCTATACCATAGTACAATATACATATACTGTAATGGTTTCATCATACTTACTAAACTACGAGGTCTACTGTTTGTATTATTATATACTACTCCGGTATAAGGCAATCTCTGAGAGTTAGGATTATCAGATGAAGTATATTGATATTCTAATGGTTGTATTCCTATATATAAGTCTTCACCAGCTCTATATCCTTCCCATATTTCAGTAATCCATTTCCATTCTACATTGAGTTCCATCCCTGTCTCTTTATAACTCTCATCTACTTGATATTCCTTAGGCTCGCCTAATTCAGGATCAATTATGGTAACAAAACCTATTTTCTTAAATGATTTCCAGCAACAATGCCATACTTTCACACTATTAGTACTATCAAATGGATTACTGCTGAACCCGTTAATAGCATGAGTCTTAATATGAGTATAATCTAAAGACGTCTTTCTTACTTCAGGATTTATACCTCCTTTAGAAGCTTGATCCATCATATCTAACAACTAATTTAGCTGTTTCTCAGACATCTTATCGTATAATCTATCATATAGTTCAGTTACAGACATATTCATTTCATAACAGCACCATTCTGCGTCATGAATGAATTCTAAGTCGGACGTTTCAGTATCATAATCAAAGTAGATAGGATTAACACGTTCGAGGCACGGTTCTCCATTTAGTATACCTACATAGTATATCTCTTCACCACCAACTAAAGCATCCTTCCAACCTTTAAAGAATTCATGAGTAATATTTAACCTATTCTTTAAGTAATTAAGACTGTGGTATGCAGTTATTTCTGCTATATCTTTATAGTCTTTACTCATATACTTCTGTATCTATTGAGGTGTCATTATTTCACCATTCTGTAAAGCTTCCTGATACCTAGCTTGTTCCTCAGGACCTAGTTTGCTCATTATAGTAGCCTATATATAATCTATCAAAAGCTACTTAGCTCTGTCCTACATTTCACTAGCTGCTATATCACTAGTACGTACTACTTTAAAATTAAATGGTCTTTTAGTTTCTTCACCTAATAATAAATCTATTTTAGGCTTAATTATATTATAGTCCTAAGCCATTGCAGGGAAACCATCCTGCTGCTTGAAAGGATTAGTAACATATTTTAGATCTTTTTCATTGTATATGCTATTATAAAGATCATAATATGTTTGCATTTCCTCTCTGCGAGTTCTATTATTACCATTTCTAGAACCTCCCATGCTACGACCTATAACATAGTCTATACAACTTTCTTGCCAGTCTTTTGTCTTCTTAGACATAGGAAGTTTCTATATTGGCATTTGATTAATATTATTCATAATTAAAACATATATGCTTCGATATTATCTATAGCTTCGTCGTCACGAAACCATTCTTGAGTGAATATAGGGCCTTCAAACAGCACCCTATTTCTATTCTCTTTTTTAATCTCTTTTACTTTAACATTATATAGCTATTCTCTATATATCATTACTTGGGTCAACGCCATTACACGGTCTACGTTAACTACATCATTTGCAGCTATAAGTTCCTCTAATAGCGGTTCCGACATTATATTGTATAAGTTCTTCTTACCATCAGCATTAATATCGTTAAGCCAGTCTTTTATTAGTCCCCATCCCCACTGCTTAATCTATTTATTCATATGGCAACCCTTTTTTCTATTTACTTTAGAATTACTTACTATATCATTAATTATATCTGGTTGATCAGCAAGTAAGTAGTCACAATGCTTATTAGTAAAGTAAACAAATATACCTTTATTTTGATTCTCATACATTGCTCTAGCATTATAGTATATAAGTAATTTACGTACATTTTCATAAAAATCTTCTGCTGACTTAGGTCTGCCTGTATACTCTGCTACTATTATATCTGAATACTATTCTATAGACTATACTCTCTTATATATAAAACAAGAACCTAATGATGTAGTACTCGATTCGTCATAATCATATGAGTCTATACCTGCAATATACAAACCAGCGCTAGCATCCTTATTAGGATGCTCCCATATTACTATAGAACCAGTAGGATCATCCCCTACTAATGCTCCAGTAACTTCATCCCTTTTAGTTCTCAATGGGTAATGTGTTATATCTCCTGTCTTCTTAATAACCCATTTAAGGCTACCATCCGGTTGCCATACTAAATCACCTACCTATTTATGATTCTATAATTTTTTGTTAGTCCTAAGTAATGCTAACTGCTCTTGCAATTCTTTTTTAGGAAAAATGTTACCATTAAACTCTAGCATTGCTTCTGCTGGAGTAATAGGTCTCTCTGCGACGTATCTATCGATAGCTGCATTATTAGTTGCGCTAGTTATTACTACTTGTCTCTCTGCTAATATATGTTCTAAAGATTTCTTACGGTATGTATTACCATCTTCATCCATATATATACGTTTGCCATTCTCATCACGTATATCTAGATTAGTATATTGAGGTACAAAGAAACCACATTTATTAGTAGTAGCGGATTCATCCCATATATTGTCAAATCCTAAACAGTTATACCCATCAGGATTATAGAACATATCCTTCATGGTTTCAAATGCAGAACCTTCATCACCACCAGTACCCCATACAATCATAGTACCAAAAGCTATACCATCTACCTCTACAGAAGGTCTAGCGATTTGCCATGCTGCGCCTAATTCAGAGAAAGAACCGCCCTCTTCAAACATAATAAGATTAGCTTTCTTACCACGTACTACGTCAGGATTGTCTTTCAAAGTAACACCTATAATTTCTGATTTATAACCTAATTCTATGATATTGCCGTAATCATCTTTAGTGTAGAATCCGGCACGTCTACGCATCTAAGTATTAACTGACCTTTTCTTCCCCCAAGCTGTATTCTTATCTATAAAGTCCATATAGTCCCAAGCTTTAGTAAGAATACCATCATCTGTCAAATATTGCTTATTTGACGCGTATATAAAGGTTTTAGAGTATGGTATTAAATAGAAATTACGGCACGCCATAGACCCGCCTTTATATGAGAAACCCTTACGTCTAGACTTAAGTAAGCATAAGTGTTTACCCTATTCTTGAGCCTCCTATACTGCATTAAAATAGTAATAGTCATAATCCCAGAAGTCAGGAAATGTAACCTCATTAACACGCTTTACTTTAGTATTTCCAGACTCATCTGTTGTAATACGGTTAACTATACGAGATATAGGGCAATAGTTTAAATAAAAATAGTTATACCCACTAATGAAATCTCCATCATCAGCAGTATAACCATCTACACATCTTTTACTTTCCTCATCCCAGAACTTAAAATATTCTGAAGTACCTTCCGGGTATACGCAATAAGAACCAGTAGCTATAAACTATAGTGCTGGTCCTCTAAATTTATTACTATTTACTATCTTCTTATTGAAGTCTACCATCTGTATTTCCTCTTACATAAAAGGGGCGCGTTTCACAACGAACCCCTCTCCTGAAACATGAAAAATTTAATTAGTAATAGGGAGTTTTCCAGTAACTGTAACCTAGTTTCTTAGGCTAGGATTTTTATACGTCATATATTTAGTACTCCCCACCTGGGCTAACGTTTACCCCAGACTACCTGTTCGCGATAACTACCTATCCAACAAGTTTCCTTCTGCTATTATAGTTTCAAAGGACTAGTATTTTTAATCTGTCTCTTATACACATCTCCGAGCCCACGAGACCGATCAGTATCT